AGCTTTCCGTAGGAACGTACCAAGTGAAAGTAGAGGAATGAAGATGAGGATGAAACTACCGAGCGGACGGCAGGTGAGGATTGGAGTGGTATATTGGACACATGAGGTTCCAAAGAAAGGTACTTATCGCAATGTCCAAGTTTCCATTGTAGAAGGGTACGTCCTACTTGGAACGGGGATAGCCCAGTGTTCTCCTTTGGATAAATTCTGCAAATTAACAGGGAGGAAGGCTGCTTTGAAGCGTGCTGTCACTCCCAACAACAACTTCACCAAAGAGGATAGGAAAGCCCTCTTCCTCAAGCTCTGTGGAAAGTTGGCAAAGGGCAGCCAGTAGGCTACTTGGCTAGGTGCCCACTGGCATAGCATTTAAAACGCCTAGCACGCACGCTAGGGCACTTTGACTAAAACCCCTAGGGGTAGGGCTGGTTTGGCTTATACCCACGCCAGCCCCTTTTCATTCGCAGTTCGCCCTCACCACCTTGTTTTAGAATTTAGATGGAGAAAGAAATGAACGAAGACAACCGATGGCTAGAGGAATGGACTGGAGTCAAGGATGCTTTGGATGTTCTTATAGACATCCTCTGTTCTGGTCAAGGACACAACTTCACAGAATGGCACAGACGTTCCGTAAAAGAGTTTGCAGACGAAGTGCCGCCCGAGCACAGAGAAGAAGTGTGGAAGGCATATACAGAATGGGCAATGAGAGCAGATGAATTGCCTACCTTAGAAGAGATTAGAGAAGTAAAACTGGCTCTCCTTGGCACGGATGAAGTGGAAGTGATATTCACGATTAAGTAAAGGAGAAAGAAATGACTAAGGAAGAGATGGCACAGAAGATTCTATTCACATTAGAGCGAGACCCTTTCTATCGCTGGTATGAAGGAATCTTCGTTGAGTATTTGGAAGCAGATGAAGAGGCACCGAGTAAAGAGGAGATATTGAAAGATATCATCAACTTGTTTGGATGGGAGGATTGAAGAATGAACAGATGCAACAGATGCAAACAGAAAGTAGATAAAGATGACCTAAGTCCTGTCCTTGCTCAAACCCAGAAGCAGAGTTGGGAAGAGGAGTGGTGCGTCGTCTGCCATAACGGCGTTCCGTGGCGACCCGGCAACGAAAGTGGAAATTATGAATTCTCAGTGCCAATTGATGGTGTCTGGCACTGGTATTCTGTTTTGGATAAGGAGTGAAAAGAATGTATACCTTAGACAAACTAATTGAAGAATTGCAGAAGGCACGAAAGCAGCACGGAGGCGATATCCCTGTCCTCGCCTTTGCGGGACACGGACCTAGTTATCCCTACTACACGGATGAAGAAGTGCAATGTCAAATCTTTGAACACTTCGGCGGCGTGGTAGTTGAAATCTACACCTCAAAGAAGGAGAAAGAATGAAACTTTTCTATTTTGACAACAAGCATAATCAAATGATCGCCAAACTGGACTTGGGTGAACTAAGCCCAAACGAATTCCTATTACTCCACAAAGTCCTCCAGTTCCTAAAGGACAAGGACATTATTGATGGCAGATATAAAGATTTAGAACTTGCCAAGAGTGCAGAAATCGTTTACGAAGACGGAGAAGCAGAAATCGTTTTCCGTGGTATACGATAAGCACAGAAAGTTAAGGAGAAACAATGGATCGTCTACAAATCCTATTCAACCAAGCGAACAAAGAACTCAAAGCCTCTCTAGTAGGAAGAGATGCCGAATGTGACCTCCTCTTCACCGCTATGATAGCGAAGAAGAATCCTCTGCTCGTTGGTCCTCCAGGCGTGGGGAAGAGCCTCCTCGTTGATAACTTGGCGAAGTGGATTAGTGTTCCAACTTTTGATTATCTACTCACCAAGTTCACAGACCCGATGGAACTCTTCGGTCCTATCCACGTTGAGAAGTTGAAGCACGGAGAATATGAACGAGTGGTGGAGGGCTTCGCCCCCACTGCCCCACTCCTCTTTCTCGACGAAATCTTCAAAGGTAGTTCCGCTATCCTCAATACTCTGTTAAAGATTTTGAACGAAAGGATATTCAAATTTGGCAAGCAGATGATAGTGTGTCCTCTTCTGCTCGCTGTCGCTGCTTCTAATGAGTACCCCAATTCCGAGAATGGAGGACAGGAGCTCGGTGCTCTCTTTGACAGATTCCTCATCCGTAAGAATGTGATGCCTTTGGTTGGAGCAGCAAGGAAGAAACTTTTGCAACGGAAGGCGAAGGGAGATAACTTTGAGGCAAAGTTCTCTTACACCATCACACCTAATGAGATTAAGAATGCCCACACGGATGCGATGGCATTGGCATTTGAAGGAGATGCCTTTGATGCTTATTGGCAAATCCTAGAAGACTTGAAACGAAATGGCATCTTCCCTGGTGATAGACGAGTCGTGCAGAGTGTTGACGTCGCTCGTTCCTACGCTTATCTAAATGGGAGTGACGAAGTAACCCCAGAACACTTGGAAGTCCTCTCCCATTGTCTTTGGGATGCACCAGAACAAGAGAAGAAGACTTATCAAGTGGTGATGAGCGTGGCGAATAGTCTGACAGCAGAAGTGTTAAAGATGCAGGAGGACATTGAGGATTGTTTGAGTAAAGCAGAGGAGGAATATAAGAAAGCAACGGATGCGACGAAGCAACAGAGTGTTGCGATTACCACGATGAAGAAGTTGGATGAAAGTATTAAGAGTTTACGGAACAGGAAAGAGACTTCCGTGGTGTTGGGAGCCTTAGAGGCTTTTAGGGAAGCGAAGAAGGATTGGGAGCACCGAATGTTTGGACTTGAACGAGAATAAAAAAGGGAGAGTGAAAGATGGCTAAGAAATACAGAATCACACCAATTGAAGATGAATTAGTCAAACTCCTTCATTCCCCAGCAGCCTTTAAGGAAGGATTGAACCTGTCCTTTGGACCTAGTGGAGCGTGGTTTGAATGGGAAGAAGGAACCCCACTGCCAATGGCATTGATAGAACTTGGACGTCTGCGTGGATTATACATAGAGAACTGCGATGGCGATGGTATTTAAGGAAACTGGAAAGAAGAGTGGAAGATGAAGAAGTTGTTAATTCTTGGGGTTTTGTTGATTGGAGTAGGTTGTTCTGAATCAAAGGAGGACAAGGAGTTCAAGCGGACGCACAGGTATGTCGCAGACCCTCCAATCCTAATAATGACGCCAGTGTCGACTGGGGATGGAAGCTTTACACTGATTCCTACTTGGGTGCCCCAAGGACATTGGGAGGAAAAGGAAAGGAGTAAAAATGAATAGGAATGAAATCAAAACTATATTTTTTGGGGAGCTTTACGGAATCCCAGAAAGGAGTGAGAAGATGAAACATCCAATCCAACCTTTGGTGTGGATGGATAATGTCATCCGTTTCAAGGAGAACGCCATCGTCCGTGCTCTATACGACTATAGTCGTGGACACGGAATGGGATTAAATGAACTTATGTCTATGCCATTCAACCAAGATGACTGGAATCAATTCGCCCAGTTGATTGGTTGGTCTGTCTCTGGCTTCGGTGGATTATATTACGCCGACCCAGAGATTGTTGCCAAGGCAGATGAAGAGGCAGATAGGATGACACACGAGCTTTTGAAAGAAGCCTTTAAGAAGGAGAAGGGAAATGGAACCCGATGACCTGCTCAAAATGCTCAACCTCAAACCCAAACAGAAAAAGGAGAGCAAGGATGCAATTTCTCAAGTACCTCTGGTGGGAAGTGATAGTAGGCGACCCCTGGGAGGCGAGGCAAGCCCTCATGCCCTCCAACTTGACAGATGGGATTCTGCCAAAGGAGGTGAAATCCTCCGTCACAACAAGGAAGCAAAAGATACTGGAGCAACGCCCCAGGAGATGAGTGACTTCTTCGCCTCCGCTTTCCTCACAGACCCCACTCCAGTAGAGAAATGCACGGATGAACGACGCCTGGAGTATGTGAAGAAGACTTTAGAGTCGCCAGACTTCCGTGCCCTGCACAGGAGCACGGAATTGAATCCTTTGGCAAGCGAACTGGCTTCCGTCGAATTCGCACAATCCTTTTCCAAGTTGAAAGAGAAGGATAAAGAAAGGCAGGAGAAGAATGAAAAAGAGAAAAAGAAAGGGAAACGACCCAACCCTACCAAAGAGCAAGCCAGGAAAGACGGAGCCCTTGCCCGTGCTGTTGGCTCTGCTCTTAAAGAAGCCAGTAAAGAAGTGGAGAACCTGGAAGACGCGATGGAAGCCCTGGGATGCGGAGTTGGACAAGGAAGCAACGAACAATTAGATGTCGGCAAGATAGGCAATCTCTTCAACCAAGTAAAGGATTCAGAGTTCTTAAAGAAAGTGATGAACAGAGCCGGGGCAGTAAGAGCCTTCGCTGCTGCTGCTCAAAGACGCAAAGTCCAACACGGAAGGGATGACGTGGTTGGAGTGGTGCTTGATGGAGATGTGGGAAGGCTTCTGCCTATTGAGTTGCTCCAACTTGGATTGCCAGAGTTTGAGTTGGATGCGACCAGACGTTTGGTAGAACGGCAGATGATGTGTAGGGAATACAGAGGAGTAGAGCCAGTAGGGAAAGGACCCATCGTCATCGTGGTAGATAAATCTGGCTCTATGGGCTGGCAAGATAGGATAGTGGATGCGTGTGCTTTCTCTTTGGGAATGGCTTACATCGCTCGTCACTCTAATCGTTGGTGTGCGTTAATTGGATTCGCTGGTGGAAGTGAGGGGGACTGCCTCCTTCTCCCACCTAAGAAATGGGATGAGGCTGCTCTACTCAAATGGTTGAGTAAACCAGCTTCTGGGGGCACGACACTTGATGTGCCCATAAAAGAATTGCCAGAGACCTACTGGCCGGAATTCATCAAGCAAGGAATGAAAAGAGGAAAGACTGATATTCACATTATTACTGACGCCATCGTCTCCCTCCCCACGGAGATGGAAGAAAAGTTCCTTGCCTGGAAGAAGGCGGAGAAGGCGAGAGTGATAACGATGGTGTTAGGTGGAGAGGCAGGGGATTTAGCCCGTGTGAGTGACGAAGTGTATGAGCAGATGTCGCTTGGGTTAGACCAGGACGGCATTCAACGAAGTTTGAGTATTTGAAAGGAGATTTGAAATGTCCCCTACTGCCAGTCATCTTGCTGCTAATCTTGCAATAGAACTAAGAAAGTTTATCCTAGAATTTGAGGGAAAGGCACACGAGCCTCCTAGCACGAACTTGATAAACCTTTTCATTACGGGATGGTTATTGGATAACCACATCACATTAAAGAAAGGAGAATGAAGAATGAAAGTTAGAGTAGTGGCTGGAGGATTGGTAGTGGAGGCAGAGAACTCCATCGAACAAGAATTGTTAGGATGGCTTCAAGTAGAGCACAAGAAAGAAGACCTAAAGATAGAGTTCCATCTCTGGTTTGATGGGACGGAGTTTGATGGACCGAAGAGCCTGTCCATACGCAGTTTACCTAAGAAGGAGAATGAATGAAGACTTGCTTCTACCAGTTTGAAGAATGCCCGAATCCACAGGGTCTCGTCATCCATTTGACGGAGATAGTTGAAAAGACGAAAGACCCTGAGATTGTACTTGGATGTATACGAGGAGTGGAAAAGGCTTACTGCACCACTCCGTACCGAGTTACCATCTTCAAAGGAAAACTTTTTGAGTGGGGGGAGATACAGCCTGTAGTCATCTCAAAGCTCGGTTCCATCTTAGAATGTGAGATGAAGGAGAAGGTGAAAGAATCAAAGGATGAGCGTTGGATAAAGGATTTAGCAGATTATGTAGACCCCCCCGGACGCCTTACATCCCGCTAGGCTAACTGCCTTTGCCCTACGCTTGGCAAGTGCCCGTCATATGCCATTTGCCAAGCGTAGGGTGCCCCTCAAATGCCCGCCAACGGCTACCAGTAGCGTGGTGCCCGTTGCTTGGCTTTTGTTTGTCAAACAGCCTTGTAGCAAACCACTAAAGAAAAGGAGAAAGGATTGAAAGAACTAGATGAGACCTACGACAGCGTAGAGGAAATGATTTGGAATCTATCCAAAGACAAAACCCTCGCAGAGGAATTTATCAAAAAGAAGAAGGAGCGAGAAGTGGCTTACCAAGACGTACTTAAGATGGGTTGTAAAACTGCTGTCTACGATTGCCGACGAGCCTTGTTCTACCAACACCCCTGGCTCGTCGTCTTCCGTCCTAAGAATGTAGTGATAGGATGTTGGACACGAAAGGAAGCGAGACTACTTTTGCGTGAATTAAAGAAGGGGAATCTATGTATCTAATACTAACTGATGATGATGGACACGTCTTTGAATGCTGGTATATCCCAGATGAGGAAGTCATCCCAGTGCGCATCGTCTCCCTTGTTGAAAGGACTATCCCTGTTTACGACAGCAAGGAAGACTATGAGACTATGAAAGGAGAAGAGTAAGGATGTGGTTCGTGTGGCTTGACTTCAAAGGAAACTTAGTCCGCCTCCCAGGTAAATGGATGTCCCGTGACGATGCCGAATGGTCTGTCGCCCAGTGGAAACAGATAGTTGGAATGACTGGAGACCCCTTCCAGTATATCTGGGTGAATGAGGATGGCTTTGTAGATAAGACAACTTTAGAACAAAGGAGATAACGAATGACGATTAGAACTTGGATTGCAGCGAAAGGGTTACACAAGAACCCGAAGAAAATCCGCATCCGTAACGGAGTCCGTGAGGCTCTATTCGGCGGTTACGCTATGTGGTGGCGTAACGATAAAAGATATGAAAAGGAAGTCCGTATTTGGGCTCCTGCCTCCATACAGGATGACGATTGTGGAGCAGGAACGGATGAGATAGTAAAGAGACTACTAAAGAAGATAGATATACGAGGAGAACGGAAAGCCGAAATAACAGAAAGTTGGAGGTATTGAGATGCCGAAAGAAGTAAAAGTGACTTGTGACCAGTGTGAAAGAAACATCACCTCCACTAGCAATTGTGAAGGGTGGAGGATTGCTTTATTGAATGAAAGGATTCCTTCGCGTGGAGGACTGGTCACATTGATGAGCAGCCATCCTCACTTGGATAAGGATTGCTATTTCTGTAGTTTCAAGTGTTTGTTTGATTGGATAAAAAGGCAATAGGAGATGAGAAATGCCTAAAGTTACTCTTCTTCGCGGAATCTCGGGCAGCGGCAAGACGACTGCTTGTCCTTGTGACAAAGATAGAGGATGTTACTTTTCAACAGATGACTTTTGGAAGGTGAAGAACATCCTATTCGACCCGTTGCGACTGAGTGAGGCACACGGATGGTGCTTCCGCAGGTATCTAAGTGGGCTAGAAAATGAGTGCTTTAGAATAGAGAAAGACCAGAGGGACTTGTGGGTGGATAACACGAATATCTCTCCTTACGAGATTTCACCTTACATCCTCGCCTCACAGGCTTATGGCTATGAGCACGAGATATTGACAATCTGGGCAGACCCGATAATAGCTTGGAGACGCAACAAGCACAACGTCCCCGCTCACGTAGTTCTGTCTATGTATCAACGGCTACTAAAAGAAGAGTTGCCGACGTTTTGGAAACACAGAGTGATTTACCCAGAGGTTTAAGATGAATTGGAAATTGGTGAAGTTTCTTATAGGATGCTCATTCGTCGTGATAAGTGGCTGGTGTTTTGGAGTGATGATGGAAAAGCAAGACTATGGATGGGCTGCCTTTGACGTCGCCATCGGCATCTACTGGTTCTATCTAACTAAAACAGCCTGGATAGAATGGAAAACCACTAAAGAAGGAGATAAGTAATGAATTGGACACTAACAAGATATTTACTTTTCTCTGCCTTGACAGGATGGAATATTGGAGGAGCAGCGGCTAGTCTGTGGTACAGAGATTATCTGTGGACAGGCATCAATACTGCCGTTGCTGTTCTTTCCTTCTTCATAACCAGAAATGTCTGGATAGAATGGAAAGCCACTAAAGAAGGAGATAAGTAATGGCTACCAAGAAAGAACTCTTTAAACGATTGGCAAAAGTGAACTGCCGATTAATGGGCAAAGGCAGATTTTCTGGGACTTGGAAATTAACCACAAAATTCTTAGAATGGATAAATCGCCAACCAGACGACGGAAGTAGAAATTTAACCAAAGAGGAAGAAGCCCGACTAATTGAAGAAGATAAGTACCTCCGTGTCTAATCCCAAATGAAGGAGACTAGAATATGAGTATTCCAATTCCTGTTGCGTGTACGATTCCAAATCTAGGGAAGAGGCACTGCTGGATATCAGAAGAGTCCCTCACCTGTTATCCGCGTGCGGAAGCACTTCCGAAGGAAGTCTTTGAACGGCTACCTGGAGAGGTGCAGAACCCAAGTGTCCCAGAATGGCATCCGCCATTTGTTCCCTATAAGATGTACGAATCTGTTACGGATGCTCTGCGAGCATTTAAAGAAGCGACAAAGAACTAATCCCAAAGAAGGAGACAACGACTATGAGATGGTGCCGTGACCAAAAAGTTGAAGCCAACCTCCGTTCCCTCGGTATCCAATTTGAAGCGATGAAAGTTGCCCGTGACCAGATTGACACCGAGGAAGGAATCCGTCGGCAAGCACGTCTTATCAACAAGTTGAATGAAGACCAAGTCCTGTCTATGGCAATTGATATGGCGAAGCCAGATGCTGCGTTTCCTATGCCTATTCTCCAACGCCCACCACACGGAAAGATGTGGACGTGGAGTGGAAACCACAGACTAGCAGCCTTTGATATCACTTACCCAGATGACAAGTATATTGAAGCCTACGTCGTCACAGTCAAAGACCCTGTGATGCTAGACTTGCTCCCCAGAGTCGTTAATGCCTGGGAATCCCAAATCGGCTTCTCTAAAGAAGAAAGGATTGCCAATGCCAAATGGATGGTGGATAACCATTCAATGGAGATAGGAGAAGCCGCTCGCCTCTTTGGATGCAAACCCGCTTGGATTGGAGTTGCCAATCGTGCGGCGGAAGTGAAGGAAGCCGTCGCAGATATTCCAAAGAGTGACGGATTGCCTGGATATATCCTTACCAAACTCCATCCCATCGCTGCCAGGAATAGGAATGTTCTTAGGAATGTCGTTCGTCTTATCACTGCTAATGACATTAAGAAGACGGACATTCAGCACATCATTACGGATGTGCAGAGTAAGAACACTGAGAATCAGATGATGGGGGAGGTAGGGAAGTGGGAAGCATTGATTGAAGCACGGAAGCAGCCGAAGAAGCGAGCCAAGGGTTCCGTGGATATGACACGGAATGTCCGTGATATTTTTCTTCGAAACCTCACTGGATTGGCAAAAGTGTTAGATGGAAAGAGCACCTTGACTCAACTTCAACTCACAGACCCTGCGGACTTGGCAATAGCAGAAAAGGCTTGGAAGCAGATTCAAGTTGGGATGAACAAAGTGGCTTTATCTGCTCAAAAGGTTTAAAGAAAGGAAAGATGAATGAGTGCAAAGATTAGAATCTGTCTAATGGCAGTTACTTATGGACGAGATAAAGTGAAGATGAAAGAGATTCTTCCTTATCTTAATAAGAGGGTAGACCCAAAAGTTGCCGTCCGCACTTTCCATCGTGCCAGGAAAAATGCTGAGGAGTTTCCTCTTGCTGAACAGATTAGGATAGGGACAAGGAAGAGAGTGGTTGAAGTCATCAATGGAGCCAGGAATGAAGGTGTTATTGACTATACGCTAGTGAGGGAAGGAGGCGAGCAAGCAGACCTTGAAAACCTGGAAATCTTCCTTACAGACAAAGGAAAGGAACTCCAAAAGAGCAACCGAGTCTGGCAAGAACTCGTCCGTGCCCAGAAACAAGGGTGGATGAAGATTTCTGTTTCTGTGGAATTAGTGAAAGGAGATGAAGAATGAATTACTATTCCGTCTACATCAAAGAAAAAGGAACGGATGTGTGGCAACTCTTTGATAACAAACTATTCAAGGAAGATGCGGAAGCAATGGCGGCAGGTTTGCGAAGGAAGTTCAACTATGTAGTTGAGGTTTTCTCAGAAACCCGACTCCCAGAACCCCGAGTTGACTACTAAAAGGATTGACGCAACGGCACTTCTGCCCTTGCTTTTAAGACTACGTCCGCGTATAATTTAGGTTCTAACTTACTGGCTTGCTACGCTTGGAGGTATATTCCACCCCAAGCAGCAAGCCTTTCTACCGAAAGGCTTTCTCAAATGTCTACGTCTACTAAAGTCGAAGTCACTAACGAAAACATTCTCAAGAGCGAGGTTTCTCAGATGGAAGTCCTGGGCGAATGTGTCTTCACCGACCTCCCCTCCAATCGTGGCAAGAAGAATACCCACTTGGAAATCGTCACTTCTCTCACCACGAATGGCTTAGACAAAGATGTCGCCCGTCAACTCCTCCCTCGTCAAGCCTTCGCACGGGCTTGCGAAAAGTTGAGCAAGAACCGAGTGATTGATAAACTCCGTGAGGATAAGGACGATATTCTATTCCAGTTCTCCAAGCAGTATGCAGAGGACGATTCTACGGAAGGTGGGAAGCAGGTTGGGTATCGGAAAGAGGTAAAGATTCTTCTGGAGAAGACGACTGGAAAGTTGGCGTGCAAGGATGACCGAGTGCGAGAGGATGCCCAGAAGTTATTAGACCAGTGTATGGAGGAACGGACGACGAGTGATGTGTCTGCTATCGTTGTCAAGTTGTTGAAGAGCAACACGGACATCGTCCCCCTCGCTAATGGTGCTTGGTTCGTCCGCCCCGACGAAACACCCTTCGTCGATAAAGTGCAAAGTTTCTTACAGAACCTGGGTCGTAATCTCTCTCGTCTCTCTATTCCCAAGGGGAATAAGAATAACGACCACACGATTGCTCAGAGTGTGGTGAAGTATGTGGAAGGTCTTTTGGAAGGTTTACGTGATCGCACGGAGCAATTGAGTCTCAACACTCGTGCGGCGACGAGTTCTACGATTGCCAAGGAGAGGAATGAGATTCGTTCTAAGATTGGTGCGTTCTCCAGCATCCTTGGGGATTACTCTACTCAACTTATGGAAGAGGCAGAGGAGGACGACAACCAACTACGGGAGACGTTGGAAAAGTTGGCAGAGGACAGAAAGACTGCTCCCGTCGTCGCCAAAGGTTCTTCAAACCTCTTCGGTCACTCTCTTACCAAGGTGATGCACTATCTCGGTAAGAATGGTTGGGGGTTTGATAAAGCGAAGAAAGCGGTGTCCTTGCTTACCGATGTGAGTGGGGTGAAGGAGTCCTCTTTGCGTACTTTTTGGAGTGACGGACGGAATCCAACATACTCCAAGCCTGCGGACTTGACGGCTGCTCAAGTAGCGGAATTGGAAGCGGCTGCCCTTCTGCCTGACCCTGTGAAGGTTGAAGAGAGCAGGGAAGAAGTGGAGGTTGAGTCCGTGAGCACCGATAATGCGGTTGCTACGGAAGTTGAGCAAGCAGTTGAAGTGAACTAAGTCTCTCTTGGGTGGCACCTCTTTAATCAATAGGGTGCCACCCCTTGTATCTTTCGCCCATCTCTTTCTGAAAGGAACCTAAAGAAATGAAAACTCCAATTGATGTTTTAGCAGAACTAGAGGACAGAAACCGATATAGATGGACGGAGATTGAAAGTCTCCCCGTCCTCTTCCTCAATAACCGCCCAGAGCTGTGGAAGGAATTTGAGGAACGTTGCCTTAGAGAAGAGGCAATGTGGAAAGAATCAGATGCCAGCGCTGACGCTGTCAACGAGTAGAATCAACTCAAAGGAGAGTTTACAATGCAAGCAAATCTCGAACACCCATTCCTTGAAGTCCCCCAGAAAACGCCCTCCAAATCAACCCAGATTGAAGGTCGAGTCTTCGACCGGGCTTCCTCCCTAACAGAAGCCTACGAACAATGCAAACACCTCGTTGAATCCACTCATCGTGGATTCATCTACAAACATCGTTGTGACCCTGATGAAGCCTTCTCCGATGCCTTCATCGGCTTTCTCTATGCTTATGAACACTATAAGCCAGAGAAAGGTTCCTTCGGTGCGAAGGTCTGTGCGGAAGTCTACTTCGCTATGTGGGATGGCTTGCGAGAGAAAGCCAAACGACGAAAGCACTTCCCCGTTGACACGATTGAAGTTGATTCAATACGACAACGGCGTCACTCTAATCAACGTGCGTTTCTAATGGACTTGAGTGACGATGCCCAGATAGTCATCAAAGTTCTCTATTCTTTGGAAGTTGAGAGTGAAAGGGTTAAGACATATAAGAAGATGTTGAGAAGGACATTGGGTGAGATGGGTTGGACGGCTGCTAGAATAGTAGAAGCGTGGCGTGAGTTAGGTGAGGCGATTCTAGCATAGAAAGGGGATAAAATGACGGATGAACAATATAAGGAATACTTTGAGCAGAGGAAAAAAGGAGTCACTCTGCTCAGAGATGCGATTCTCCATCTCCTACACTCAGGGATGGAAAGAGGAAACTTCGCCGATTCTATGTTCTTCTTAGCTGAGGAGTGTCATCGTGTTCTGCGGATGAAGAAGGATGAGGAAGTTTATGAATACTTATGCAAAGCCTTGGATGGATTGAAACTGGCTCACAAACCCCAACCACCTCTACCAGACGACGTAGCGGATGCAATCGCAGCAGGAGATAATGCCAAGTTAGAGGAGTTGAGTAAGAAAAGGAGAGAAAGCCTAAAGAGGGAAGAAACCTAAACAATGCCCTCTACTCCTTATCACTATCAGCAGGAGTGCATCACGACCACCGAATCGTTCGGTGGTCGTGCCCTTCTCGCCCTTGAAATGTCATTAGGGAAAGCCCAACCCCTCAGTGCTAAAATTCTAACCCTGGATGGATGGAAAAGGATGAAGGACATCCATCCAGGCTCTTACGTTATTGGAGCAGATGGGAAACCAAAATTGGTGCTTTCCATCCATCCCCAAGGCAAAAAGAAAGCCTTTAAGGTTTCCTTTACTGACAAATCATCAACAATATGTACAGAAGACCATTTATGGACAGTAAACACCCCAATAAGAAAATGGGAAGGCAAGCCGCCGCAAATTTCCCCACTCTCTGAATTAAGGAAGAATCTTTTCTATGTATCTAAAGGAGCAAAAAATAGAAACCATTTTATCCCTATGTGTGAACCAGTGCAGTTCACACATAGAGAAACACCAATACATCCGTATGTAATGGGCTATCTAATTGCTAATGGTTGTTTTGTCTGGGGTCATTTAGATTTTACTACTCCAGACCAAGAAGTAACAGATAGGATAGAAAAATTACTCCCAACAGAAGTTGAACTAATTGAAAGGAAATCCAGTGGGCCGACCAAAGCAAAAACCTGGAATATAAAAGGAAAATCTAGGCGAATAGGGAACCCAGTAAGAGAAGCTATAAAATCTCTTGACTTAGAGGGTAAAAAATCCACTGAAAAACACATTCCAAAAATATATCAAATAAATAGTGTTCCCAATAGAATAGAACTACTGCAAGGTCTTATGGATGGGGATGCCTGGGTAGACAAAAGCGGTTCCATTCTTCAATACTCATCATCTTCAAAGGAATTAACAAAGAATGTAAGGGACTTGGTAGAATCGCTCGGGGGGACTGCAAGGATTAGTTTAGAAAAGTATCCAAAATACACTCACAATGGAGAAGTTAGGATTGGACAACCATCCTACACTTTAACCATTTCTTTGCCACCTTCTATCCTCCCATTTAAGCTCGCTAGAAAAGCAGAACGTTATAAACCGAGAATAAAGAGACCACCAAATCGAGCTATAGACAAAGTGGAGGAACTAGGGCTAACTGAATGCCAGTGCATTAGAATTGATTCTCCTGACGGCTTATATCTAACAGACCGCCACATCGTCACACACAATACCTGTATATCTTTACACTACTTCCTTCGTCACCCCGAAATAGAACGATGCATCGTCGTCTGTCCCGCCTATCTCAAGTGGATGTGGCGGAGAGAGGCGATGAAACATATTGACTTGGAAGCGGAGATATTAGGAACGACTCGTCCTCCAAAGAGACGAGGACTTCTCTTCCGTTCTAAGTTACTCATTATCAATTACGATGTGCTCTATAAGTGGGTTGATTGGTTGAAGGAATATGACCCGCACCTAGTGATAGCAGATGAAGTCCATTTTTGCTGTAATCCAGGTGCCCGTCGTTCTAAGTCATTAGAGGCACTCTGTCAAGGAGTTCCTCATGTCCTCGCCCTAAGTGGCACTCCACTCGTCACTCGCCCCATTGAAATCTATATGCCAACGAAGATAGTTTGTCCCACTCTCTTCCCCTCCTTCCAGGACTTTGCAGACAGATACTGCAATCCAAAGAAAGTGATGGGGACGTGGACTTACAAAGGGGCGACAAACCTTGAGGAGTTGCACGAAAAACTCATCTCCTCGTGTATGATTAGAAAGAGGATAGAGGATGTCCTCCCAGACCTTCCACCCAAGATTCGTCAAGTCGTTCCTCTAGACCCCTTGAATGCTACAGAATATAACGAGGCGACGAGAGAGTATCTCAAACATCTCAAAAAGAATAATTTGGATTATGATAAGAATTGGCTCACACACTTAAAGAGGCTCGCCGCTCTTTCTAAACTTCCTCAAGCCTTGGAATGGATAGAAAATTACCTCAAAGAGACAGATGAGAAGTTAATCGTCTTCGGCATTCATTACAAAGTATTGGATGCAGTGGTGGAGAGATTCTCTAAGATAGCGATTCGGGTGGATGGGAGGGTCGCCCCCGAGCGGCGGGAGCAAATATTTGAAGCATTCAACACCGATAGTAAATTACGCCTCCTCGCTGGAAACATTGATGCCGCTGGAACAGGGTGGAGTTGTCGGAGCACGAGTTCCGTCGTCTTCCTTGAGATGCCTTGGGCTCCAGGCAAATGGGCTCAAGCAGAAGACAGATGTTTCGGAAACAACAGGGGCCTTCCTGGTCATCCTCTTCGTGTTTGGAGCCTCGTCGCTAAAGGAACCTGTGAGGAGATGCTCTGTCAGTTATTGGATAGCAGGCAGAATGTTTTGAGCAGGGTATTAGATGGAAAGGCGAATGAGGATGACTTCAATATGTTTGAGGCTTTGACAGAATCAATTCAAAACCTAGAATAGAAAAGAGGAGTATATGAATGAGCAAAAAACGGAACCTCTCAACTTCAACAAAACAGATTGGCAACTAAGGGAAACCCTCCTCAAGGACTGGTTAGGAAGACGCCTCCCCATCAAAGGCATCTTTGAACGAGCAACCCTTAAAGAAAGTCATCACAACTGGATTGCCTTGAGCCAGGAGACGGAAATCCAAATACCGAATAAGGGATGGTGTTTCCTCGGTCATATGTGGATACAGAATTCTGATACGATGAAGGAGATGTTAGAAGGAGATAGGTATCAGGCTACTTGTCAAATCAGTAAGTATATTAAGACGTGGAAGGGGGAGGAGAGGAGGAATGACCCTCCTCAAATTCAATATAATCTCAAGTACCCAGAAGATGTGCAGTTGAGGCCGATAACACCTGTTAGCAGGGACGGGGTAGGTTATGCTGCGGGCACAAGTGTTGTGCAAGTGCCCTTTGCAACGCCTAGGCTTGCATTAGACACGCCCCAAGGCAGTAAAGGCACAACCATAGCCACCCTAGCCAAAGCAAAGTCTTTCGCCCAAGAAATGGGGGCAGAAAGGTTGCTCCAAGTAAGAGACTTTCTACGAGACATCGGTGGCTTAGATGAGTTAGAGGAGTTCCTCACTCTTATCTCACAGGAATGAAGAAATGAAAATCATCGTCACAAAGAGAGTCTGTATAGACTACGGACACCCTCGATGCCACCACGACGATTCTTATTGGACTTGGACTCTGTATGATGAGAAGAGTGACCCCATAGCACGAGCCGAGTATTCTTGGAATGCCAAGTCCACAGCACAGAAGAACGCCAGGAAGTTTCTTAAATTGATTGGACACCAGGAAATCAAAGTCGTATCGTCCTCACTTGGTTGATTCACGGACACGCCTCTCCCTAGGCGAAAATTGCTTGTAGCATACGAAAACGGCGAAAAGTTTCCAAGTCCCATCAACGAATGGGGAACATTGAAGATTCTTCATAATAGCCGTATGGGAACGTCAAGACAGCAGCGTGCCGGTCAAGCTCGGGTAAGACCTTGAAAGGGACTAAGTCATGTCACGGAGTTAAGCCAGACCCGTGCCCGAATGCTGTCATCTGGCTCCTTTCCACTTCTCAAGAGAACCTAATGGACGACCTCTATCCGCCGTGTCAACATTGCATAAAGACTGGAACTACGAAACCTGCTACTCGTGCCCGAGGACTCTGCTCTGCCTGTTATAAGAATGCTGGAATTAGACATCAATATGCCGTGAAGAAAGAAGTGAAAGAAACGAAGTATCACCCAGACAAGCCTGTCCTTCCTATCCTTGGGACTTATCCAAGTCCTGGGCAACGGAGCAAGTGCCGACACAATCTATGGGATGGAGAGTGTCCTGTCTGTGAACGTGAGCAACGGATAGGATTGACATATGACGAGCATTGGCACTACAAAGTGAGAAGTGAAAAAGAATCTACTCCTCCTCAAGCAGTGAGGAGGAAAGGATGTAAACGGGAAAGGAACTATAGGAGAGAAGAATGATTGAGAAGGAAACTTTGATTGCCACGTAGGCTTGTTTGATTTGCTACGCCAGCGTATAATAAAGGGTAGCGGGGTGAGGTGCCCTGCTGCCCTATTTCCGTTTAAGAAGAAAGGAAGACTATGCCAGGACATTCGTTTCGTGGTTTCTACGGGCAAAAGAAAATCATCACTCATCTCAAGTCTCAACTTGAGGGTGCTCAAGCCCTGGGAGACCCGTGTCCTCATATCCTCGTCCTCGGTCCATCAGGAATGGGAAAGACCCGTCTCGTTCGTGCTCTTTCTCAAGAGGCGGGAACCTGCTGCTGGGTCATCCACGGAAAAGCAACTCCAAAGGACATCTGTACCAAACTCATCAACCTCCAGAAAGGAGACTTCCTCTTCTTGGACGAAGCCCATACCCTACCCAGAGAAAGTCAAGAATATGTGTATGAGGTGATTGATAATTTCGTCGCCACGAACAAAGTTTCCGCTGGCACTTTGAAGACGATGAAGAACCCACCAAAGCAGACGGCAGAGGGGAAACTCATCATCCCTCCTTGCACCCTGGCTTTCGCTACCAATGAACCGAGCGGACTCCTCGCTGCCCTCGTAAGACGAATGGAGTTGACTGTCTGCCTTACTGATTACGCCAAAGAGGAGTTGATGGACATCGCCACGCAAGAAGCGAGTAAGCAAGGATTACTTTTGGGGATAAGTGCCTTGAAGAGGATTTCCGTCGCTTGCCTTGGAACACCAGATGGTGCTTATAAGATTGTCCAGGGTATGAAGCGTCTTTATCACGCAGATTGTCATCGCATTATGACAGACAAGGATGTGAAAAAGTATTTGAAGTCTACTGGAAAGGATAACAATGGGTTAAGCCTAGAGCAGAGGAAGTTCCTTGGAATACTTCATAAGCAGGGTCATGCCAGTATTCATACCCTCGCTTCGCTCTTAGGGTTGGAAGCCACTTACGCGGAGGACAAGATAGAGACTGGATTGATTAAGTTGGGGTTGGTACAGAAAGCGAGTGGAGGACGGAGGTTGACTCGGGAGGGGATTGAATGGATACGGAAAAAGAGGGAGAGAGAATTGGGGAAGGGAAATCGTCTTATGGACAACTTAAGTGATTTGAAGAAGAAGGAGGTGAAGGATGAGTAATGAAATCCCTCACGTCTGGCATACTTTGGATGATGAGGATGGACATGATTGCCGTCACCTGGCTATGTGTGAAGAAGGTGCTACCCAAGCCCATCTACTCCATTTCGGAATGCTAAGCTATGACCCAAAGACAATGGCTGCGAATGACGAGGGAGCAATTGGACAGGACACAGACATAACGTTAATCTGCTTTGATCCGCTCTGTGTCCTTTACGGATTATCTTTCAACGAATAATGGAGGAGAGAGAATGAATAAGAAGTCCTCTATCTGGGATAGTGTGGACATCTTCAACGCCATCTTCGCCACTGGAATGGGGATATGGGCTTGGATGAGTTTCTGGTTTGGGGATTACCAGAAGGCTACTTTCTTGATTCTGGTTTCGTGGATGTCTAATCCCAAGCCACCGATAGTGGATATCCTAGTCCGCTCTCTTAAGAAAGAGGAGAAAGAATGAGCAATCCTAATTGGCGGATTTGGAAGTTCCCAGTTCCCATTGACGATTATTTAGAAGTAGAAATCCCTTCCTGTGCCCAAATTCTCTGTGTGCAGATGCAGAAAGAAACTCCCTGCATCTGGGCTTGGATTGATACCGAAGCCCCAAAAGGAATACGAAGATTTCGTTGGTTTGGAACTGGTCATCCTGGAATGGAAGGGAACTACATCGGCTCTGTCCAGATGTACGGAGGAGACTTGGTCTTCCACCTGTTTGAAGTGGCATGAAATGGATAGACCAGATGCTCTCCAACAAAGCCTGATAGATTTGCTAAAGCAGAAGGCAGCATTGATAGCTGCTGGTGGGAAGGTGATTCCTCTACCACCAGCAGGGAGAGTGTCCTATCCAAAGGTTCTATTTCCTCCTATGCCTACAGGACACTCTTCTAAAGTATCTGTTGTCGGTAGCAGAATCGTCCCCCGTCCCCCAACTTACTCTTTCAAAGACTGGATGAACGCATTCATCCCAAAGGATAAAACTATGAAACAAGTGAAAGCCGGAAAGCCCCTCGTAGATTTCATCAAACTCTGTTATGCCGCAGATAAGCCTTGTCTGCTCATAGGACGGCACGGGGTTGGCAAGAGCGACCTCGTCGCTCAAGCGGCAAAAGCCCTCGGCATCTCCTATATCTGCCGAGACCTGTCTCTAATGGAACCACCAGACCTAGTTGGAATGCCGAAACTTGATGGAGGGGTGACGAAGTTCCTCCCTCCATCCTTCCTCCCCACAGAGGGGAAAGGTATTCTAGCCTTTGAGGAGTTGAACCGATGTCCTTCCTATATGCGAGCACCTTGCCTCCAACTCCTCACAGCACGATGCTTGAATGACTACGTCCTTCCTCCAGGTTGGCTTCCTTGTGCTGCGATTAACCCCAGTGAAGAAGGATACGAAGTGAATGATTTAGATAAGGCACTCCTCTCCCGCTTCGTCAAAGTGCAAGTAATCCCAGACAGGGCAGAATGGCTTGGATGGAGTAAAAATAATCACGTCTGTGAAGAGGTGCGTTCTTATGTGGGGAGTGATGCACAGATATTCGCAGATACCTCGCCCAGAGATTGGAGTATGGTAAGTTCTTTGATGGAAGCGTATAAGAAGGAGAACTTGGATAGAGGAACACTCCAAGCCGCGATTCAAGGTGTCGTAGGAAAGGAGAGGTGTGTGACCTTCTCTATCCATCTTAAATCGGGTCTTCTTCTTCCAAAAGTACCAGACATTCTTGCAGATTATGGAACGTATCAAGGACAGATAAGGAGTTGGACGAAGGAAGGAAAGACAGACCTTCTCGCCAACATAGCCCATGAGGCGATGATTTACTTGCAGGATGGAGATAACTACAGAGAAGTGAAGAAGAACACTTGGTTCGCCTTGAAAGCGTTACTCACAGATATACCGCCTGATACTGCTTCTATGATTGCCAAGTTCATGGTTGACTTGAGGTACGAAGTACCGAAGTATGGGAAGGCTGCCAAGGACAAGATGGTGCTACCAGATGTAGATGAAAATGAGATGGAGGCATTGAAGAAGATGGTGACCATGACTGGGAAGGTGATGAAACCACCTCTTCCCGGCGGCATCACCCATACGATTACTTGAAAGGAGGTGAAGTATGGATGAGAGAGAAATAAAAGAAGCCTGGAGGAATCGAGCCTTTGCCATCGCTCAGACATTGAATCTTAGTTTGGAATACCTTGACCCAGAAAATAGACTAGATGTGATTAGAAAGGTTTCAGACGGATACTGCCAACACTGCGGCTTTCTAAAGTCCCAATCACATTTGGACTGCACTTGTAAGTATGATGAGGAGAAAGAATGTCCACTTTAGACCAACGAGCCTTGAAGAAGATGTTCCTCGCCCGTGACAGACTTATGCAGCGATACAGATTTCACGCCGCCATCGTCCACCATATGGAGTTGACGAAGAAAGAGTCTATCAAAACCCTCGCCGTCTGCGTGGGTAGAGGAAAAGCCGAGGAAGAGGGTTTCATCGTCCTCCTCCTCTATAACCCCGACTTTGTGATGAGGTTGAAACTAAACGAACTCGTCGGTGTCCTCCTCCACGAAGTCCATCATGTCCTCTTCGGTCATCTGTCTATGACACGAAAGGACTTCCCTAATCGTAATGCTCTTGTCATCGCCCAAGAAGTGACTGTGAATGAGTTCGTCAAAGAGCCTTTGCCTGAGAACATAAAGGATGACGATGGAAAGGTAATCTTTGAAAAGGCTATCTTTTTAGATGCATACCCAGAATTACCTGAGATGGAGAGCACACTTCAAAGGTATGAAAGATTGAAGGACACCATCCCACAGACGAAGATAGTCATTAGTTTGGATGACCACGATGTCTGGGAAGGGATAGAAGGAGATTGTGGAGGAAGTGTCTGGGCAGAGGATATTGAAGAGGCGATTAAGAAAGCCGTTGGCAAGTTGATAGAGGAGGCGATTGATGATATGCCCAAGGAGGATATGCCCAAGGAGATAGAGGAGGCGATTAAGAGTCAGGGAAATTGTCCTGGCAGCGAGTTCTATCGCCTCCAGCACAAGATAAGTGGAGAGATAGATTGGACGAGCAAGTTGAGGAAGTATGTGGGAAGAGCGACGTCCGTCCGTCCCATCTATCATCGTCCCAACAGAAGGTTCCCAGATTTGGTTGGAATTATTCCAGGCAAAGCCAGGATTGGAGTGAAGCCGAGGGTGATGTGTGTGATTGATACCTCTGGCTCAATGAGTGATAGTTTCTTGGAGATGATAGATGGAGAATTAAGGGTCTTAAGTAAGAGTGAAAAGGAAGTATTGATAGTAGAGTGTGACGAAAGGATTCACGGAGTCTATCCATATAAAGGATTGTTGGAGCTTCACGGACGAGGGGGAACGGACTTCCGTCCTCCTTTGGAGAAAGAGTTTTTGCAGAAGTGGAAACCAGATTTGGTTATCTTTTTCACGGATGGGTTCGGTCCTGCACCAGAGACAAAGCCGAGTGTGCCTGTCCTCTGGGTTCTTACTCCAAATGGCGAACAACCTTGTTCTTGGGGTGATGTGATACAGATGAAAGGAGGCGGAGATGATTGAATGGAATCACGAAGGGAAATTCCTAAGTGAAACAATCGTAGAGATTCTCCTCTGTCTTTTCTGTACTAATCCCATTCTAGCACCGATTATAGACACTATGGATGAACAGGAGTGGGATGAATTGGAAGAGGAAGCTTATAGACTAGCCAAGGAAGTAGAAGACCAACCCAAGAAGGCGTTGTCCATTATGCTTGAACTTTGTAGAGAAAAGAATAGAAAGAGGAAGGAAAGAAATGAGGGTCCCGCAAATGGTAACCTTGAAGAGTACCATCGATTGCAAGCCAGTATACGCGAAGCCCGATTATACGGCGTGCGGATAGGACTAAAGGCGGCAGCGGAGGCGATTGGCTGCTGTAGTAATCCTAGTTTAGGAACCGCCATCCGTGCCATTAACCCTGTCAAAGTGCTAGAGGAAGAGGAGAATAGGAATGAATGAAGATATGTTGAGAGGTATACGGATAGGATTAGAAGCAGCGGTGAAGGTAATAGAAGCAGGGACGAGGATTTTCATATCTCCAAGTCTCGCCATCGGTCGGTTGCCAGAGTCCAACATCATCGCTGCCATCCGTGCCCTCGCCCTTGACCCTGCCAAGATATTAGAACAAGCAGAAAATGAGGAAAAGAATGACTGAGAAACCTGCAAAGGGCGTCCGTGGCTTCCTACTCAATCAAGGAACGGAACGCTACTACTTCCGTGTCTACAGAGAGGATTACGATGAATATGGACACAGAGAATTTGATGACTATCAACTACGGGCAGAGGACATTGAAGTGACGATAGGTTCCTCTGTCATTTCCCTTTATGAGCACGAGGGAACGAAATGGTTGGATTGGAGTAGTAAGATTTCCTCGTCGGGTTCCATACCACCGAAGGTTGAAGGAGAGTGAAATGGAAACACTGGCTGATAAGATTGCAGAGGTTCTCATCGTCCGTCTCTGCCAAACCAAAATCATTGGAGAGGCGATTAATCAACTAGCCCATGATGAATGGGAAGGGTTAGAGGAAGAGTTATATCACCTCGCCAATGAGGTAGAAAGAGACCCAGACGGAGCGGATGACATTGTAGAAAAGTTGCTCTCAAAACTATGAACATCATTGAAGTCCTAGAGGAACTTGGAATTGACTACAGGGAATCTGGTTCTCATCACCACGCCTCACCTGGATGGGTACAGATATGCTGTCCACTCTGTGGCGAGGATAACTTCAAAAGAGGAATCTCCCTCAACTATGGCAACACGAATTGTTGGAGTTGTGGAGCGGCACCTCTTGCCTCTGTACTTTGTGAAGCCAGTAAGGAATCTTATTCTAAGATAAAGGCTCTTTTACAAGGAGTAGGTTGGGATAGGAATTTAGATGAGGGGTATGTGAAAAGGGGGAGACTCGTTCTCCCCCTTGGCATTGGTGAGTTACAAGAGACTCATCTCAAGTATCTAAGAGGAAGAGGATTTGACCCAGATGTCTTGGTTCGTCTGTGGGGGATTCAAGGAATGGGGATGGATGGGGAGTATCCGTGGTCTCTATTCATCCCCATTTACTACCGAGGCAAAATGGTTAGTTGGACCACACGTAGTTTGAGCGCCCGTGGCGTGCGTTACCGCAACGCTGGGGCTAGTCAGGAGGCTTTGCCGGGGCGTGGGCTGCTTTACGGCTTTGACTACGTTAGACACGCACTGGTGGTGGTTGAAGGTCCCACCGACGTTTGGAGGATTGGACCTGGAGCAGCTGCCACCCTCGGCATCTCTTACACAGAGGAACAACTCGCACAGATTGCAAGGTTCTCTCGTCGCATCATCTGCTTTGACGCAGAACCCCAAGCACAGGAGCAGGCGAGAAAGATGCTGTGGACGTTAGCGGCTCTCCCAGGTGAAACGATAAATATAGTGTTGGAGAGCGGAAAAGATGCAGCAAGTTGTGATGAGGAAGAATTGAAGGAAATAAGAAGGAGATATTTAACATGAAATGGCTCTTAGTCAGCAGTTGCCCAGAATGGAAAACTTACAGAGCGTGGAAAGGAGAGTGGAAATTTGGCCTAGAAAGAAGAAGCAAAAAGAGCAGGGCTCTCAATGGAGGAGACCCCGGTGGTTGGAGTAGAACTTGGGCTATGGAGTGTTGGAGAGAAGGACACAAGTTCTGGCTACCAAGTGTAAAAGCACGAAGCCTGCCAGAAGCAACGAAGAAAGCCGAATTAGTTATCAAAAGTTTCCTCCAAGGGAAATAAGAAGGAGATAGTTAGAATGACAACTAAGTGTCTGTGGCCCTATAAGATTGAACTCCAATGTGATTCAAAGAGTTTTGCCAATGTAGTGAGTTCTTATTTGACTCTAGACAAACACATTATTCTACAAACCTGGGGTGAGGGGAAATTCAATCCCCATCCTGCTCAACTCACTTTAGAGGAAGCCGTGCGATTGGCTACTCGTCTGCTCATGCTCGTAAAGAAAGGGAAAGAAGAATGACGGAACTCCCCTTCTGTATCACCTGTCCCTCGTGCCTGGAGATAACCTGTGTCCCAGATTCTTCCTTACATCCTCCTCTACCTTGGGGATTCCGCAGAATAAACACCTGTGGTTCTGTCAAATAGATGATGAGGACGGGACGATAAGAATCTGCTGTTGCCATTGTCTCCATCTGTGGACGTTTGGTATTCTAACCCCGAAAGCCCTTGAACAGATGACAGAACTTCTAAAATAAGGAAACGAAGAATGATTAAGAAACACTATGTGACATTCTATAGTCCTGGTACTTTCTTTACGGAATCCAGTCGCAAGGAGATAGAGAGTTGGGAGACTAAGAAAGCTGTTGAGATGAGCAAAGACATCTTAGAAAGATATAATGCCAAGCCGCACTCCTTTCAATTCTCAACCATTATAACAGCAGAACCTGTAAAGGAAGAAGGGATAGAATTACAGGTAGAAGAAAAGGAGGTAAAAAGAAGTGGAGTCTACTTTCTTGGCGGACGACTTCGTTTCTATGATGAAGTTCTCAAGGAGAATAACGAAGATGAGGACATCCTCCGCTCCAATATGGAATGTAATGGAATGTGGATTGTTATTGAGAATACGAACTCTTATCGATTCACAGGAGAATTCGATGAGGATGCTTTCATCGTAAATGATGAAGGGAGTATTGTTCGTAGTGGCAAAGATGAAGACTTAGTTGCTTACAGAAAGAAGAAGAATGATGAAAGAGAAAGCCTCTAAAGAACGTGCGATAGTAGCCGTCGGCTTGGGAGGCTTATATGTCTTCCTCGCCTTTGAAGGAGAGACTTTGGGATGTGAAGTAGAAAATGTTTCTCCCTCACCAGTTGATGTGATAGGAGACGGAGCCTTCCCTGATGAAGTCGGTATCTACTACTGGGAAGGAATTCCTCGCTCATATAAGCTGGAAGACACTTGGCTAGGTCCGGGTGAATGGGAGTTTGAATGGAAAGATGAAGTGATTCGTCTTGCTACGAAGGAAGATTTGGCTGTGTTTGGATTAGCCTGTATCACCATCAATCTACTTGAAGAAAAGGAGTAAAAGAATGACTCAACTATATGAAGACTTGATGAATAGACGGGTGCGAGTGACTTTGTATGAAACTCAGTTAGATGGAGAAATAGTAGGTCTATACGTCAATCCTCTATGTGGTAGTTTATCCATTATGGTTCTAACGGACAATGGCGTTCTAACAGAGTTCCGTCCTTACCAAGTCCACTTTCTCAAGGAGCAAAAATGACCGAGCAAGAGTTGAAAGACCAAGAAGAAAAGAAATAAAAGACCCTTGCTTTCTGTTGCGTCTGCGTATACAATTGCGGCGGACACTCTTTCTTAGGGAGACTGCCGCAATGAGTTACCAAAGAATCAAGCGTAGAAAGCATCGCCCCATTCCCTTCGTCATCTCTTTTGAACTTGCGTTCTTAGATGAAGATTTGAGTTTGGAAGAGTACGAAAGTGAAGTAAGACGGGTAGTAAGGGAGAAACTACCAGAGTTGGATTTGGTACAGAACACGAGTGGAACTTGTGGTCTGTGGGAAGAGTATGATGATTTCGTATCTGAGATTATCTCTGAAGAGTTACAGAGGAACTAGATGCCAACACTAGATGAATTACTCAATACTTTCGTCCAAAAGAATTGCTCCTCTTGTCAGGGTATGTCCATACCAGGACGAAAGGAAGGAGAAAACGGATTCTGTCCCTCTTGCGACGGGAAGGCTTATATTACGATTAGTAAGTATGCAGCAATGACAGACCAAGATAGAGTTGATGTATTAGAGACAGAACTAATGAGGCTGAGACCAGACTTAGCACAGAAATATGGAAAGAGGAAATAGAAGCGATAGTAAAATTGGCTGGGGATGAGCGGGGGGCGACTAAGGGGCTGCCACCTCTATGTCGCTAAGAGAAGGTAACACTGGCAGGTGCCGAACCGGACTCATCTCCAGCCTTTCTGGCGGGTTGGTGGAATTGGGATACACACACCCCTTAAGAGGGTGCGGCTTTTGCCATGAGGGTTCAAATCCCTCACCCGCTATTGGACGGCTGCAATGTGGAAGGACACATCGGCTAATCCGCGAGGGTGGACCGACTCAAAATCGGTAATGCTGCGGTGGATGTCCTGGACTGGTCAATCTGGGGAATATGCCATTGAACTGGTACTCAAGCCCAGTCAGCCGTCCTTCTTATTCAAGAAAGCAGCGACCCCAGCAACAGGGTCGTCGGCAGGGGAGACGAGGTGCCCGATGGACTGAAAATCCATAAGAGGGGTTGCCACCTCACTCCCCCATTTGCGGAATTGTCAGAGTGGCATTGAGCCAGCCCTCCAAGCTGGTGTCAGCGGTTCGATTCCGCTATTCCGCATTAGACAACCAGTCAATTGTCGAACGGGGTATAGCTCAGTTTGGCTAGAGCACTTGCTTTGGGAGCAAGGAGTCGGCGGTTCAAATCCGTCTACCCCGAATGGAAGGACAATCCCATTGGCGAGGGAACCTGTTTTGAAAACAGGCGAGGCGAAAGCCCTTAAGAGTTCAATTCTCTTTCCTTCCGCTCCGGGCGTAGCTCAACTGGCTAGAGTACAGGATTGTGAATCCTGGTGTGCGGGTTCGAGTCCCGTCGTCCGGCTTCTATTCTTCAATCAACGGAGACAAGATGAAACAGAAGTTATGGGTGCAACTCATCTTCGCCCTTGCAATATTGATTTTCACTGCTGTAATGATTCTTTCCACTGGGAATGATAATTGGGGATGGGGTCTTGCTCTTCTCGTCATCCTTTCCGTAGGAGATTAAATGTTATCGAAGAAAAGCCTTCAAAGGAAACAGAGCGAATCTGCCCATTCTGTGAGAAACTGGTTGAAATCGGCAGGATGAAAGTAGGACGGACTATCTTCAAAGATGGTAGATGCTACGACTGCTGGGTACGCGATGGTAAACCAGGACGAGCCAAGAAATAAGGAGTTCCTATGACAGGCTATTCTATCCAAGACGTCACCTTCCCACAGATGAGTGCCGAAGAACTTTCGGCTAAGTTGGAAACTTTGGACGGACACATCTCCATCCTAGATAAGCACGCTAAGGAATACTTCCGTCGTCATCCTAAAATTAAATCTGTATCCGTGAATCTTGGTGCGATGTTCATCCTCCAAGTTGGATTAACATTGACGTGGGTGAATGAGGGTTAGGATATGAGTTTAAGAGAATTCCAATCCTCTCAGTGTCAGAAGAAGACACAGAAGGGAAATGCTTACAGGACGAAAGAGTATGCCAAGGAGTGAAGAGGATGAGAAAGAGGAATGGAGCCAAGGTGGAGGTTTACCGATGCGAGATATGTGACCTGTATCACATCGGCGGTACAAAAGAAGTAGAAAGCAAGAAGATGAAACAACGTAGATACCAGAAATGGTGAGAGAAGAATGACAAACCTTTTCCAACTCGGAGATTTTCATCTCCATAGTGGACAGAAGAGTAAGTATAAGATAAATTGTGATGCTTTGACGGATGAGGACTGGCGGACATTGGCGATGATGCTGGTGGAGCGATTACCTCTTTTTTCTGTTTGTATGGAGTTCCTAGAGGTGGTTTGAAACTGGCTTCGGCACTTGTTCCCTATATCACTATCACAGGTAGCCATCCTTCATTGATAGTTGACGATGTCCTTACTACAGGCAAGAGTATGGAGGAGTTTAGAAAAAAGATTCCTGGTCCTTGTATCGGTGCGGTCGTGTTCGCTAGAGGAAAGTGCCCAGACTGGATAACACCTCTTTTCACTTTAAGTTAAGGAGAGAAATGGAAGACATTGACAAACTAATCCAACTCGCTGCCAAGACAGGAAGGCTCTATGTGGCGGAGGATATCTTTACCGAGTTAATATCTTATGCAGATAAGTTCCTCCTCCATAAAATCCATTTAGTGAAAAGTGCTCATCTTCCTAAAGGAAGCGTTGTAGCAATAGATACGAATGAGTATTGGACAACGCCTCTTTTAACCCTTTCCTAGAAAGGTTCTTAGAATGTCTAATCTCAAAAAGTTAGAAAAAGTGCGTCTTTTCGGCTTTGATAGTGACCGAGAAGTGTTCACCACGCACTTGCACACATCTTGCATTGAATCCATTTCTACCTTTAGAGTAAGTGAACAGACGAAGGAATATGTCATCCGTACAAAGTCTGGGATGACATATATGACGAGGGACGCGGAGACGATAAAGTTATTAGATATAGTGATAGAATGTGACTTCTAATGGTAGAGATAGAGTCAAACACATCTCCATCGCCCACATCCTCTTCCCCCTCTTGAACTTCCGCTTGATTTAAACGATTACGATAACTATAATGCCGTGTAGCGGCAGTGGCGAGGGAGTCGCGACCCGAGCCAAGTTTCTTTGTGCCGTCCCTTGTGGTGGAAGCAGGGGACGGCACCATCTTCCACAAAGAAAGACGACGGATGGACACTTTACCAGTAGACAGCACCCCCACCTATACCGAAAAAGATTTTGCCAAGCAGATGGAAGTGGTGAAACGCCACGCTGGGAACAACTTTCTCCAAGTCCGATACGACCACCTCCAATACTTGAACGGCGACGGTAATAGTGCCGTCATCTTCTCCCACCTTCTAAATCTTCTGCGAATGAAATGGGGAAATAGAAACGACAGAAAGAAATTAATCCACGAACAAATGTGGTTCCAGTGTCCTCATAAATCTATCCAAGAAAAACTAGGGATGACCTGGGATAAGGTAGACAGGGTGATAAAAGCCCTCTCCGATAAAACGCTTCTTGAAACCAAACACGGACACAGGAATAAACTCTGGGTCTTAGTGCGAACAGATACTTTGAAGAAATTGGAAGAAGCAGCCGTGGATGCGGATGGATTTGAGGAGGATGACGAAAGTTCAGAAACAGGGAAACCCAGTAACAGGGAAACCCAGTTACAGGGAAACCCTCCCCTCAGAAACGGGGAAACCCTGTCTCTGGAGACAGGGAAACCCAGTAATAGGGAAACCCAGTATCTGACAAAAAATGGCTGTAATAATGGGGTTTCCAATGGTATTGAGAATCCCCCTAATAAACCTACTAATAAACTTTTAAAAGAAACGTGCCCTTCTCATTCGGAGAACACAGAAGAACCTCCACTCCAAAAGAAGACCAAATCAGTCGAACAACAGAAAGAATGGTGTAAAGAATGGTCCACTAAACTCCACCAATCTCTTCGAGATTTAGATGTGCCAATGAAAGCAAGTAGTGTGCAAGGAAGAACAGATAAAATGTATATCCTATACAAACAACTAGGGACCCCACCCCAAGCAGAGGATAGGATAGAGATATGCGTCAATTTCTATGTTAGTAATTATGAACAAAGGTCACATCTAAAATTACCAGACATAACTAGCGTGGCTCATTTCTGTAATGAGGCTATATTCACCTGGATAGAAAGAATTGCTAAAGAAGTATTGATTTAACTAAGATTCCACTTCCTAGTAAGGTCCGCCAATGCTTACGGAAACTCTCGACTTTCAAATTGAAGAACGGATTCTAACAGGACTCGCCACAGATAGTCTATTCTGTGCCCGTCTTCTTCCTTATTGGCACACCAAAGATGGTCTCAGTGCTGAAGGTCCATTCTCCAATTCATGGACAAACAAAATCGGGTCTTGGTGTATCAAACACTTCGAAAAGTATGGGGAAGCCCCCAAAGCAGGTCTCAATCTATACTTCCAAAGATGGGTAGCAACTAAGAAAAGAACCCCAAAACTCGTAGAAGAGATAGAAAAGATTCTTGTTCGAATGAGCAAGAATTTTGTTGATGGTTTAGAACTAAACACAGACCAATTGTGTGATGAGGCTAGGAATCATTTCATTTCTATCAAACTACGTCGTATGTACATAGCAGGAGAGGCAGACCTTAAGGAGGGAAAAGTAGATTCTGCTCTTAGCCGAGCCCTGTCCATCTATACCACAGAAATAACGGATGATGCTAATGAAGATGTCTTTCTTAGTGAGAATGAAGTCTACGCTACTTTTGAGGGTATAGATGAATCTCTTATTCAATTTCCTCCAGGTAGTGGCTTGGCGGATTTTTTTCAAAGCGAAATAGCACGGGATTGTTTTGTTGCTATACAGGCTCCAGAAAAGACTGGTAAAACTTTTGTCCTCCAAGAATTGGGGTTCTTAGCAATGCTTCAAAGAAAGAGGGTGGCTTTCTTTGAAGTTGGTGATATGACAAGGAGGCAAATAAAGCGTCGCCTTATGGCAAGGGTATCTGACCACCCCTGGCGTAGCCCCACTGGTATCTGGCCTACCATAGTCAAGTTCCCCACATCTCTTCTAAAATCAGAAAAGGGGAAAGTGGAAGCCAGAGTCCAGCACACTAATCTCAACTTTACTACTAGATTAGATAGAAAGACGGCATGGGAATCCTGTCAGAAACTAATGCGAGATAAAGTAAAGTCCAATCATTCCTTCTTCAAATTAGCCGTCTATCCTAATGTATCCATCAATGTTGCTGGCATTAGAGCCAAACTCAAATCTTGGCACTTAGAAGGTTGGTGTCCAGACCTTATTATCATTGATTACGCGGATATTTTGGCCTCTCCCAATAATAGACTAGACCCGCGGGATGCCATTAATGAGACATGGGCTCAATTGCGGAGGTTAAGCGAGGAAACCCACGCTTGTGTCATAACTGCCACACAGAGTGATGCTGCTAGTTATGACACGATAACACAAAGCAAAAAGAATTTCTCCAATGATAAACGGAAACATAGCCACATCAATTCTATGTTTGCTCTAAATGTGACTCCAAAGGAAAAAGAACAGGGAACAATGAGATTGAATTGGATTGATGCTAGGGATATTGATTTTAATTACAAACGATGTTGCCATGTGGCAACGTGCTTGTCTTTAGCAAACCCATTTGTCCTCTCCGTCTTTTAAACCTTTCTAAGGAACCTAAAATGACTCTACTTCTATCCTATAAAAGAACTTTAACTCCGCTTTCTATTGATCCAAAATCTCCCTATCGCTACCTTGGCTACTTTCCCATAAAGGAGACTTACCAAGACAAATACGGATTCGTCTATCCTTATGTTTCTTTAGAACCGATTGGCTATGTTCTAGTTCCATACACAGAGAAGACGGAGACTGCCAATGTCGTTCCCTGGTTTCTTTCTTCCTTCTAACCAAATCTTTTCCATTATCTTTCTCCACAGAACACTTGCCATCCCCAAACAGCGATAGTATAATGGTAATACGGGAGCGTAGCAATGTGCTACTCTCCAAAATCTCAAGAAAGGAGACATTTCATGTCTACTCAAGTTAGTTTGAAAGTGACAGCAGAACAAGCACGGCATCTCTTTGATTCCCTAGGATACGAAGTTTCTTCCCTTAGCGGCAAGCAACTCGTCAATCGTCTCTCCTCCCTCCCAGACCTTCTCAAGGAAGGTGAAAAGTTGGAGGACGCAGAGGATTTGAATCTTAGGGATGAGGTACTGGAAGCCCTAAACAGCGGCACGCCGATGGAGTTGGCGGAATCCGTAGAGAAAAAGGACTCTTTCACTGCCACAGCGGTGATGGAGGCTCCTGAGAATGGAGAGTATGCCGAGGGTAGTGTGGTTGACGGTTCCATCCATGATGAGCAGCCTACCCCAGCCAAAAGCAAGCGGGGGCGTAAGCCCAAGGGTGCCCAGGAAGGCACCTCATCGCCCCGCCAAGCCACTCAAAAGGCTAAAGGTGCCCCAGGAGCCACCCGCAGCACTCAACCTAAAATCTTCGGGCATAGTGCAGTTTCCGTGGCTCACTGGCTCGGGTGGGAGAAGTTCTCTTTGAACGATGCACAGAAGGCTCTCACCAACTACGGGTGCAGTATCAAAGACTCAACACTACGAACCTATCTCACAGATGGTCGTCGTGTGGATGAGAGGTATGGGAAGCGTGCGGTATTGACGCTTGACCAGGCGAGTGAGCTCAACTCCTTCCGTACTATCAAGGCTCAAGTCGAAGAGTTGGTTGAGAGTCAAAGTTAAGCGATAGGTTGGGTAGCAACTAAAATGAGGGGGCACTTGCTATGAGAGCAGCCCCCTTCTCTTTTTGAAAGATTCTCCTAATGTTCTCCGTCACCAAAAGATTTGAATTTGATTACGGACATCGGGTTCTGGGGCACGGCGGCAAGTGTAAGAATGTTCACGGACATCATGGAATAGCCGAAGTCACTGTCAATTATGGAACTTTGAATAAATTAGGGATGGTAATAGATTTTGCTGATTTGAAGGACGTGGTGAAAGGATTCATCGATACCTATTGGGATCACAATATTCTTCTCAATTACAAAGACCCTCTACTCAAGTTCCTACACGACACAGAAGAAATTCCTCCATATGTAATGGGATGCTATCAAGGGACGCATATCAATGGAGTTAATCCTACTGCGGAAGAGATGGCAAGAGAACTTCACTTCGCAATAGTAGAAAAACTCAAACCTTACAAAATCGTCAACGTTCGTATTTATGAAACTCCATCTTGTTGGAGTGATTTTACTAAGGAGTAAAAATGATTCCCTTGAATATGCAACCAATTGAGAAGCCCGTAAACGACCCCGACGGAAACTTAGACGTCGTTCACGTCTGGTATACCCTTCAAGGCGAGGGACCCTTCGCTGGTACTCCAGCGGTGTTTATTCGTACAGCAGGATGCGATTTAGCGTGCCCCGCCTGTGATTCCGACTATACCACTGGTCGTCACCTCCTCTCCGTTCCGGAGATTGTTGCTAAAGTTCAATCTCTCATGCCCAATCCTGGATTGGTGGTATTGACAGGAGGGGAACCCCTGCGACAGAATATCTTTCCTCTAATGGATAGACTAGCCAAAGACCTGGGTTACAAAATCCAAATTGAGACGAATGGCACTCTATTTCCTTTCGTGCCGGACAATACAGAATACGTCCCTCAGTCAGACCCCAGAACACCTCACTATACCTTCACCCTTGTCTGCTCCCCCAAAACAGGTTCTATAAATGAAAGGCTGAAACCTTTCATAGACCACTTGAAATATATCGTTGCCTATGATAAGATAGACCCAGAGGACGGGCTTCCCACCGATAGTTTAGGTGCGGGTGTTAGGGTTGCTCGCCCTTGGAAAGGATTCAAAGGACAGGTTTGGATTCAACCTTTGGACGAGCAGGATGAGGAACGGAATAAACTCCACCTCAAAGCAGCCGCAGATGCGTGCTTGAAGCACACTGATTACCGACTCACCATACAAATCCATAAACTCGTTGGTTTAGAGTAGGAGACAAAATGGATTCTTTCAACGATAACTTTAAGAAGATGCAACAGGAACACAGAGAATTCTTTAAGCAAGTACAAGGAGGAGTTAAGAAAGGAGCAATGGCAGCCTTCGTCATCTGGCTTCTCTCCCTTCTGTGCTACTTAAGTCTCCTCATCGGTGTCATCTGGGTTGCCATTCACTTCATCTCCAAATACTGGTGAGGTATGAATCTCTTCTGTGCGGTTCTAAACGGAGGTCCATACGATGGGAAACTAGTCTCCGTCGTAATTGATAAAATGCCCAAAGGAATCGAAGAGTACCCTCCACATATCTATTGTGGCTTTATGGGAGATGGCTATGTAAGAATCTATGATAAGCAAGATTCGGGAAAGTATCAATACGTTCAAACCATTTCATCAAAGGGTATGGATGAAAATGAGTAAAGTACGAAAAACGGATCGCCGCCTCCACTTGAATAGCGTCCACAACACCAAGAAACGACTATCCCAAGAAGAAAGAGGACCCTTAGTCCTTGATAGAAAGAAGTGGACGAGTAGGGATGTTAATCTCCTCTTTATGTCTTATCTTGGCGACCTTTGCTATGAGAGTGGAAAGTTGGGAATGGTGCATCTGTTGGGAAGGACTTGGGTTGCCTTGAGGACGAAGATATGGAAGATTGCCGTCCAGTATTGTGACCCGAACTCTCAAGGTCCTTCCGTCCTATTCTTCCCAGACCAACATCTTTGGCGGAAGGGACGGGTCTTTACTAAAAGGGATTATCACATTATGTCCTTGTGCTTGAACCCAGAGAACAAGTATTCTGTCCTTGATGTCGGATACTTGGCTGCTCTTTTGGGAAGGACAGAAGAGGAGGTGAATAATGAGTTATACAGGCTCGCCAAGTCGGTGAGACGAGAGACAAACTTGACTGGTTGGGCACTTACTTCTGCGATTCTTAGCCAGGAAGAAGTTTACGATTTGGCTTATCAAGTCCTCCAAGGATTGAAAGGATAAAGGAAAGGTAATAAGAATGTCTCTTTGGCAGAAACTGATAAAGTGGTGGCACTCGAAGGAGTATTGGATACTCCTTCGAAACCAGTGGGGCGTCTGCTGGTGGACGCATATGGTTCTAGGAAAAGAGATGGGAACGACTCCCAAAGAGGCTTTGACTAAATACTACGAAAAGAATAAGGATACGACAAACTGGTCTTCAGATGGCAAGTTCCTAATCCCAGATACAACAACCCTATCGTCAATGAAAGATATCATCTTTGCGAATGAATGGAGGATATCATGAAATGTGTGTGCGCGTTAAGCGGTGGAATGGATTCTTCCACTGCCCTCGCTGTTGCTGTTGACAAGCACGGAGCCAAAGAAGTCCTAGCCGTCGGCTTCTACTACGGAAGCCGTCACGGACGATGGGAGAATATCGCTGCCAAGAAGGTAGCCGACTACTATAGTGTTCCCTTCCGCTTGCTGGACTTATCTGCTGTAATGGGCAGTTTCAAATCTGCTCTCATCGCAACGGACGAGAGACCTATCCCAGAGGGGCATTATGAAGAAGAGAATATGCGTCAGACAGTCGTGCCAAATAGGAATATGATTTTCCTGTCTATTCTTACTGGGATAGCAGTAAGTGAGGGATGTAGTGAAGTGTGGCTCGGTGCTCATGCTGGAGATTTTGCGTGCTACCCAGACTGCCGTCCAGCCTTTATTGAAGCTATGCAGAATGCCATTGGAAAAGCAACCAAGTGGGAAGACAATGAGCCTGGTATCACATTAGAGTGTCCGTTCCTGTATACGAATAAACTAGGCATCCTTAAAGCAGGATTCGCACTCACTGCCCCTCCTCCTTATCAGTACACGCGGACTTGTTATACCGATAATGAGGTTTCTTGTGGGCGTTGCGGAGCGTGCTGCGAACGCAGAGAATCTTTCCAACTGCTTGGAATCGAAGACCCCATCCCTTACCAATACACTGGACCTCTTCCTAAGAAACCAGAATGAATCAAGTCATCTCCCTCTCTTACGACGAACTTTATATGCGAGCGAAGAGCCTTCCCCTCACAGGGAAGAACATCTACGGCATCCCCAATGGTGGCATCAAAGCAGCCCTCATCTGCCACGCTCGTCATCCGTCTTCCTTAGTAGTTGAAAATCCAGCACAGGCAGATGTTTTTGTAGATGACATCATTGACTCTGGGGCGACGATGACAGATTGGTGTAGTCGTTACCCTCAACGTCCCTTCTATGCACTTGTGGACAAGTTAGATAAGGATGAACACTGGCAAGGGAAGTGGGTTTCTATGCCGTGGGAGAGGGAGAACCCAGTAGGAGGGGCAGGAATTGAAGATAATATCCGCCGAATTATCCAATTTATTGGAGATGACCCGACAAGGGAAGGTCTTCTGGAGACGCCTGCTCGGGTAGCTCGTTCTTATAAAGAACTCTTTTCTGGCTATCAACAGAATGTTGAAGACGTCTTCAAGTGCTTCACAGAAGGAGCTTGTAATGAGATGGTGTTATTGAGAGGGATTCCCTTCAGTAGCACGTGTGAGCACCATATGTTAGAATGCTCGGGGATTGCTCACGTTGCCTACATTCCCAAGGGGAAGATACTTGGGTTGAGTAAGTTGTCACGTCTGGTTGATGTCTTTGCCCGTAGGCTCCAGGTGCAAGAGAGATTAACGGAGCAGATAACGGATGCCCTCGATAAATACTTGCAGCCCAAGGGGAGTGCCTGTGTTATTGAATGCCAGCACTCTTGTATGTCCTGTCGTGGAATTCAAAAACCTGGAATAGTTGCAGTGACCAGCAGCCTCACAGGGGTGTTTATGAAAGAACCCTCCTGTCGAGCAGAATTCTTCAATCTTATCAAAGGATAGACCCATGAACGATGAACAATTTAAGAAAGACCTCACCCTTCTCGGTAAGTCCGGTGTCACAGAACCGACGGAACTCTTGGAATCATTTCCTCGTCCCGGTCACATCTCTCGCGTCAAAATGATTTCCAATGAATGCAGTGCAAGATGCCTCCACGGAGATACATTGATAGATGTGGCAACTGATGAAACGATTTACCCTTTTGGTAGAGCCATAAAGGACCTTGTAGGGTTTGATGGTGTTGTCTTTTCTTTTGACCAGAATGATAATACAGCAGTAGCCAAGAAATTTACGAATGTAAGAAAAACTGGAGACCAAGTTGGTGTAGTGCGAGTTAAATATTCTTTACTGCAAGGGAGAACGAAGAAAGGGGAACCAAGGAAGAGGGTTGAGAAAGAAATCACTTGCACACCAGACCACCTATTTCTAGTTAAAGAAGGCAGAGCCTCTTGGCATTGGTATATTTGGATTCAAGCTAAAGACCTAAAACCTTCTATGAGGTTGGTTTCTCACCAACGTCAAAGGGATACAATAAAAGGCAAAGGGAGGCATCGTTTAGTAGCTGAATGTGTCTACGGCGAATCAATATCACATGAGGAGCATGTACATCATAAGAATCACAACCACTATGATAATACACCATCTAATTTAGAAATCTTGCATGAGGGTGTGCATTCCTCTTATCATCGTTTAGAACAATACGGCTATGAAGCATTTCTTAACATTGATGATTTAGTAATACAATATGAAAACGGGGCGTCTTTTGCTGATTTAGGGCGAAAATATGAATGTGACGTCTCAACAATAATAAATAGGATAGGTCATTTAGTAAAAAAAAGAACACAACGAGAATCTTTACTCGGTAATGCTGACCACGTTAATAAGAGAAAAGTGTATACCGAATGTTTAGGATATTATGAAAAGGGATACACTATATATGAACTCTGTGACTACTATGGTGTCCATTCCACGTCTATCTGTGATTGGGTGAGGAAAGCAGGAGGGAAAGTAAGAACAGACAAAGAAACCAAAAGTCTAAGAAAGAAGATTACTTTACCATCTTTGAATCATAAAGTTATTTCTGTAGAATCAGCAGGCAAAGCAGATGTCTACAATATGGAGGTGGAAGATACGGAATGCTTCTTCGCCAATGGTATTATAGTTCACAATTGCCCGATTACAAATCAACCAGATTTCTACTCAGTAGAAATTGACTATGTGCCAGATGAACGATGTATTGAATCTAAGTCCCTTAAACTCAAACTGCAGAGTTTGCGAGAAACAGGCGTCTTCTGTGAAAGACTATCCCACGACTTACTTCAACACGTAGTAGACTCTATTCATCCTAACGAAGTCACTGTCACAGTCATCCAAACCCCTAGAGGAGGAGTGTCCATTCATGCCACTTCCACCTACCGCAGAGAATCGACCCGATCCTCAATTTAAACTGGTGTTCCTTGACAGCGGGGCGCATTCTTTGTGGAACATCTATGTTGGAAAGATGGGGAACAAAGCTGGCTACGCCTATTACGATTCCTCCGAGTTCTACGCCTACTGCGATAGGTACGCCTCCTTTATCAAAGCCTACCCCAAGTCCATTGACTTCTACGCCAACATCGATGTCATCTACGATCCAGAGCGTTCCTGGAAGGTTCTAAAGTATCTAGAGAATGAACACGGACTCCACCCTATCCCAGTTATCCACTATGGAGCAAGTGCAGAGTGGATAGATAAGCACTTAGAGGCGGGATACACTTATCTAGGCATAGGAGGGCTGGGGCAGGGGGTGACGAAGAATATGTATTTGGATTGGGGGGATGCTCTTTTCACTCGCCTCTGTCCCGCCTCCAATGATTATCTTCCACTGGTAAGGACGCACGGATTTGCGATGACGGCGTTTGACTTGATGTGGAGGTGGCCTTGGACATCCGTTGATTCCGCAACGTGGACGAAGGTCGGTGCCTACGGGAATGTCCTCGTCCCTCATAAAAGAGACGGAAAGTTCTCCTTCCGCACGCAACCCTATATGATAAGTGTTTCCAATGAGTCCAAAGTTGGTGACCAGGATAAGCACATTAGAACACTCTCAGACGGGGCGAGGGAGATACTCTTAGAATGGCTGACAGAAATTGAAGTGCCACTGGGTGACGATAATAACGAGGGTGTTATCAATAGCCACTCGTGTCGAAAGTTAGCCAACCTTCTTTTCTTTGAGAAATTAAGAAAATCCCTTCCCAAGTATCCCTGGGCTTTCAAGCCCAATGATAAGAAGAAAAGCAGAGTAATATGATTATCTTCTATAGTGGTGAAGAGAACCGCAGTCTCCCCGAATACGTCATTCCCAATGCGACAGTCATGTTCACCTACTTCATCCACTGCCAGAATGAAAACCCCAGCAGTCGATTCAAGAGATTAGCAGAATCGAGAGGCGAAGAAGTCACAGACGTCCCTATCCAAAAGGGCAAGACAAGTAAAGATGTGAAAGAAAAGATAAATAAAGCCAAAGAAGTAGAAGAACCCGACGAGGAAGAAGGACTCCTTGAGTCCTTCTAGAAAGGAAACAGATGTTATTGAAATGGTCGAAGGAACTGCCGACGAAGAGTGGATACTATTGGTCTAGGTATGGTGATGAGGGGGATGGTGTCATCCACTTAGTAATCACAGGCAGTGAAGAGTATCCACATCCTTACATACTTGAACAGGGAACAATCAAACCTTTGTATGCGACAGAAACAAGTAGGCGTCAATGGGCTGGTCCTATTCCACATCCAGTAGAACAAGTTGACTTTGACCACGAAAACGCCATTCCAAAGGGAGTAGAATAAATGCCTTCAATCAATAGAGAACAATTCCTCGCTACCCTCGAATCCTGTCGTCCAGGATTAGCACAGAAAGAAATCATTGACCAATCGAGATGCTACGTCTTCTCAGACGGATTGATATACAGCTACAACGATGAAACCGCGTGTCGTATCCCTTCCCCCTTTGGAAAAGATTTCACTGGTGCAGTCCACCACGAAAAACTTTTGAATTGCCTTGGGAAACTCCAAGAAGAATCCGTAGAGGTTTCCGTCAAAGACAACGAACTCCTCGTCAAGGGGAAGAATAAGTGTGGACACTTTCGTATGGAAGCGAAAATCTCTATGCCGATAGAAGTGATAGAGACACCGAAGGAGGAGCAGTGGCAATCTCTCCCAGAATCTTTCGGTGAAGCCGTCGGCTTGGTGCAGAAGTGTGCGGGAATGGATGATAATAAGTTCTCCATGACTTGCGTCCACGTCTCTCCAAATTTCGTAGAAGCAGGAGACTATTATCAAATCTGTCGTTGGAATATGCAGACAGGATTTGCTAAAGATTTCCTCGTCCGTCGCAATGCTATCAAGCACGTGAAGGATATGGGTGCTAATCAATTCGCAGAGACAGAAAGATGGGTTCACTTCAAGAACATCCGTGGACTCATCCTCTCTTGCCGTCGTTATGTGGATAACGTCGTAGAGTTTCCCGACTTCAATACAGGTCTCTCCGTCACAGGGAAACCTCTTTCACTTCCCAAGGCATTGAAGGAGACGGCAGACAGAGCCAAGGACTTCATCGGGGCTCAAGGCAGTGACCACGATGAACTTTATATTGATTTGAAACCTGGTCCAGCGGGGAAGGGTGCTATCCGTATCACAGGTAGGGATGGCATTGATTGGTATGAGGAAGTGAAGCGAGTAGAGTACACTGGTGATGAGATGCACTTCATGCTTCCGCCTGCTGTCCTCCAAGAAGTGGTGGAGAAGCATTCGCAGTGTGAAGTGACGGAGGACGCTTTAATCGTAAAGGGTTCTAATTACAAGTACATCACTGGTTTGACGAAGAAGAAAGAGGAGTCCAAGTCTCCTTCCTCCACTTCCAATGAGTCGGCTAGAGAGGAGTATGAGAAAGATGAGTAACGCCAGAAATGTCCAACCCATCAATCCTGCCCAAGTGTTGGGGATGAAGGAGAGCACAATACCAGACGCTGTGATTAAATCTTTTAATAAACTGATATCAGAAAACTTCTCCAATTCGTCGTCATCATTTACAGCTAAGGAAGTAGTGAATAGGATTCTGGAAAAGATGCCTCTCTCCTCTAGTGAAGAAATCTACAACAATCATTGGTTGGATGTGGAAGATATTTACCGAAAAGTGGGTTGGATAGTCAAGTATGACCAATACGAAGCAAGATTCACTTTTTCTGTAGAGTAGGAGATGAAAGATGAATGACGCTCTCGGGGATAGGGTGAAGGCTTATGAAATGGAAGTAGCAGGACGAAAGCTACTTCCTCTCATTCCAGCAATGGCAAGATTGGATGGACGCTCATTCTCTAAGTTCACCAAAGATATGAATCGTCCTTATGACGAACGATTTGCTATGTCTATGATTAGACTAACTAAGTATCTTGTCAAGGAAACGAATGCTTGTATGGGCTACACCCAGAGTGATGAAATCACTCTTACTTGGTATAGTGATAATTCTAAAAGTGAAATCTTCTTCAATGGTCGCATCCAGAAGATGGAATCGGTTTTAGCAGGGATGGCTTCGGTTCTGTTCTTTTGTGAATTACCATTTTACTTTGACAGGGGTGTGAGTGCCCTCCAAGAAAAGCTCCCCCACTTTGATGCTCGTGTCTGGAACGTTCCAACACTAGAAGAAGGAGCCAACTGCTTTCTGTGGAGGGAATGGGATGCGACGAAGAATAGTATTTCTATGGCTGCTCAAAGTGTCTATTCCCACAAAGAACTCCATAACAAGCATACTGGTGAGATGTTGGATATGCTTATGGAGAGGAAGATTAATTGGAATAACTATCCTACTTTCTTCAAACGGGGAACTTATATTCAAAGAAATCTGCTCGTAAGTTCACAACGGAAGAGTTAGATACACTACCAGAGAAACACGAGGCAAGGAGTGACCCCAATCTAATGGTGGAGAGGACGGAGTGTGTGCCTATAGATATGCCAGTCTTTTCTACTATCATCAATCGTCCCTTCGTCATTTACTATGGACACGAACCGAAGACAGCATAAAGGGGAATAATGCTTATCCATATCACAGATGCAGACTGGAGGGAGAGTCCTTATGGCCTCCACGCTATGGAGGAGCAAGTCTATATAGACCCAGAATCGGTTGGGCAGGTTTATATGACGAGCCAATCCACCACTCGTGTAGTCGTCCGCCTCAAAGATGGAAAAGAATTTAATTTCTTTCCTCATTATACGAAAGCCAAAGAATTTGCAGATTACGTCGCTGAGAAATTGAATACAGAACTTAAGAAGTTAGAGGAGTATGATAGAGATGAAATTCAAAAGAAGATGGATAGGTTGAGGCGGACTCAATCTATTACTGCAAAACTGATTCAGGAATTACAGAGCAAGTGTCCTCATAAACGAAAACATCACAAACTATTTGGAGAGAGTCTGTCCTATCAAAGTTATTGCATAAGATGTTGCGATTGTGGCTTATGGATTCAAAATGACACGTACTTCGCTAATGGCAATCCTGTAGAACAAAGAGAATGGACTACAGAGGAGTGATAAAGATGAATGACACCATACCTCCCACTGGTTCTTGTTATGTTGCACATTTCTTCCATGAAACGATAGGATGTGACTTTATGTGTGATAGAGTTTCTAAGAATTTGAATGAAGCCTGGGACTGGGCACAGAATGAGGCACGCCGCAGGAATAAGATATACGCTAAAGACCGCCAAGTCATTTCTATCTGTGTTCAGTATGTTACTGAAGTTATGAGCGGTGGAGTAGAAGAGGAGTGATATGTGCCCAAAGAACGAAGAGCCTTCTTCACCCCGAGTGAAGTTACGAGTAGGAAGCCCATTGGTCTCGTCCCTCAGTGTGCCGCTTGCAAATTAGACCTCGGTTGCCTCTCCCCACGGATGCCCCTCTCTGGCAACGGCAAGAAAGAAATCCTCATCGTCGGTGAAGCCAGTGGAGCGACAGAGGATTCTCAGAATCGTCCCTTCGTCGGTAAAGCAGGACAATACCTCCAAACTTGTCTCTCTCGTCAAGGCATAGACCTAAGAGAAGATTGTTGGATAACGAATTCACTTTCATGTCGTCCTCCAAAGAACAGAAAGCCCACGGAACGAGAAATCACGTTTTGCCGACCAAAAGTAATCAACCACATTCAAGAATTGAAACCGAAGCTCATCATCCTGTTAGGTGATGCGGCTGTAAAGAGCGTGATGACTTGGTTATGGAAGGATAAAGTTGGAAGTATTAGTAGGTGGGCGGGATGGAGGATTCCATCACAACAAATCAACGCCTGGGTAACTCCAACCTTCCATCCGTCCCACGTTAAGAGGAGTGAAGACAGGAAAGGGAGACTAGACCCCATCTTAGAACTTTACTTCAATCAACATTTAGAAGAGGCTTGTAAGAGGATAGAAAGACCTTGGAAAGAAGTCCCCGACTGGAAACAGCAGTGCAAGGTGATTCTCTATCCTGCTCAAGCCGCCCATATGATTAGAGAAGTCATAAGTATGAATAAGCCCACTGCTTTTGACTTTGAAACAGAAGGATTGAAGCCAGAACAGAAGAACGGATACAAGTTGGATATCTTCTCTTGCTCCCTATCCAATGGCTTGGTCACTTTCGCCTATCCGTGGATAGGCGAGACGATAGAGGCGACGAAGGAGTTCCTCTTCTCAGGAGTACCGAAGATAGGAGCAAATTCTAAGTTCGAGAATCGCTTCGTGTTAGAGAGATTCGGTCGACCAGTGAATAACTGGATATGGGATGTATGTGAGGCGGCTCATATTGGAGATAACAGACCAGAGATTTCCTCCGTCAAATTCCAATCCTTCGTCCTTTTAGGACAGCAGAGTTATGATGATAGTATCAAGCCTTATTTGAAGGCAAAGGATGGTGGAGGGTATGGAAGGAATAGGATAAGGGAGGCGAACCTAGAGTCGATTCTTTCTTATTGTGCAATGGATTCTTTACTCGAATTCAAATTAGCGAAAGTGCAATCTAAGAATTTAGGTTTAGATTTGGAGAGGTGGTTAGATGGAGATTAAAGAGATGGCGACTAAGAGGATGATGCTTAGTGAATTACTATCAATCTTACAGGATATACAGAAGCAGTGGAAAGACAGACTGGTAATGATTGACATGATGGGGAAGGTAGGTATGCCTTATGAAGTCCTCGGTGGCGGAGACTACGGATACTCGCACAAAGAAGTCCGCATCCGCTGTATAACTGAAGAAGAGCAGGCTCATCTACAATATGAAGAATGGAAAAGGAAACAGAAATGACTGAGTCTCAATTTCCTGTATTAGAAGTATCTTATGTAGCGTGGAAAGACATTGGATACTGCTGTGTAGCGGAAGCCTATGAATACTGGATGGATTTGAAGATTTACGAATTCTATCTCTATAAAGACCCTGGAGAGGAAGAATGGGATGGAATAGCACCTTTAGCAGCAGGACTCGCTCCCTCTGGTTACGCCTTCAATCATACTCAGTACAATTGCAGTCCAGACCCGGTTAAAAAGATTGACGAGGCACAGGTATTCCTTCACGGCTCTATTAAATGGGATGGTTGCTCCAACCTCCATTTTGACGAGCAGGATAATGTATGTCTTCATTTCTGTGGAAGGGAAGAAGCAACGAATATCGGTGTCCTATTTGACAGATTATATGATTTAGCAGCCAAGATGATCCCTTCGTGGACTTCATCTTTAGGAGAATAAAATGTCTAGTCAAACAGAAGCAACTCGTATCCACTTCCTTCTATGGCAAAGCCAAATGTGGATTCATCGTCGCTGTTTATTGGCTTACTTTGATAAGGAAATTGAATATTGGGAGCAGAATGGTGAATATGAAAAGATGAAATACATACAGAGTATGAGAGAAAGTTTCGCCAACCTTCAACCTGAGAATGGTAAAGAGTTGAAATGATGAGTGAATATGCTAGACAACCTTGTTGGATAAATAGTAATAGAAAACTCTGCGAACTACAGACAGACGGAAGCATATTATTTGTGGAAGACATTACGATAGATGAATTGAAGTGGTTGGTGGGTGTGATGCTTAGGGAACACCAAGACGAGAATCATAAAAGGATTACGAATGCAGGCAACTAGAAAAGATGCCCTTCGTCTCTTTCACGAGGGAAGTCTGGCTCTAGCCCAAGTTGAAAACAACGGAATTAAAGTAGATAGAGAATATTTAGAGAAAGCGACTAAGTGGGTATCTCAGAGAGAGAAAAAGATAGTTGAAGAGTTGAAAAAGGATGAGTTATGGGGAAAGTGGCAAAATGAATACAAAGAGCAGGCAAATTTAACCAGCCGACCACAACTAGCCGAGTTACTTTTCAACAGGCTTAGATACCCTGCTAGTGCCTTTACAAAGGGCGGCAAACCCAGTGCCGACGAAGGGCACTTAAAGACCGTTCCCCTTCCTTTCATCTCCAAATACCTCCAACTCGCCAAACTAGAAAAAGTAAGAGGCACCTATCTAAAAGGCATAGAAAGAGAAACGGACGATAATGGATATCTGCATCCTTCTTTCAACCTAGTTAGTGGTGACGATGAAAGAGGTGGGGCACGTTCTTATCGTGGCTCGGCACAACTTCCTAATTTCCAGAATATGCCCTTGAGAAACAAACTCCAGGGGAAGATTATCCGCAGAGCATTCATTCCGTCTGCCGGAAACTACTTGCTAGAAGTAGATTTTAATATCTTGGAGGTTCGAGTCAACGCCTCTATTAATTTAGACCCGACTCTTATGTCCTATGTAAGTGACCCGACGACGGATATGCACAGGGATATGTCGGAGGAACTCTATATCTTAGATTTTAAGGATTGGGAAAAAGACCAATACAAAGACATCCGTTATTATGGCAAGAATCGTTTTGTCTTTCCTTCTTTCTACGGCTCCAGTTACTTCCAGTGTGCTCCTGCTTTATGGAAAGCAATTGACACTGCGAAATTAGTGACTAAAGATGGAAAGTCTCTTAAAGAACATCTCTATGAGAAAGGGATAAAAGAATTAGGGAAATGTGACCCTCAAGGTTCTCCTCAACCAGGAACGTTTGAATATCATGTTTACAAAGTAGAAAAGGACTTCTGGGGACGTCGTTTCCCAGTTTATGACGCCTGGAGAACAAAGCAGTGGAAACTTTATCAGTCCCAAGGGTATTTTGATCTCCCCACTGGATTTCGCATCCAAGGAATCTACCAAAAGAATGCTGTCACTAATTATCCTGCCCAAGGAAGTGCTTTTCATATTCTTCTATGGTGCTTAACAGAACTACAGAAGTGGCTAAATAAGAAAGAGATGAAGAGTAAGATAGTTGCACAAATCCATGATTCGATGTTGATAGACGTAGTGCCGGAAGAATTTCAAGCAGTGTGTGATGCTTGTGAAAGGATAATGACACGAAAAGTAAGGCAATTTTGGGGATGGATAGCTGCTCCATTAGTGATAGAAATGGAAGCGAGTAGCCAAAACTGGCACGACAAGAAACCGATAATAAATAGGGGCGGGGTATGGAGCACAAAGAAGGGTGAACCAATATGATTCAAAAATCATGTAAAATCGTTTCCGTTGTATCCAACACAGCAACGGATGAGGATGGTGTAGAAGCTTCCTGTATGGTTGCCTTGGAGGAGATTCTCGGTGATGGAGACTGGTGTTTTGTAATTAGAACTAATGAGATACGTTCTTCTTACGAAGTTGGCGAGCAGTACACCATCACCATAGAGAAGGAATAAGATGAGTGAATCTACAGATTATATGTTGGGGAGATTATTAGACCATTATTCCCAATTGAATTTGGAAGGTAAAATCTCAGAAGAGCAAATGGAATCAAAGATGGACTGGGCGAGGCTACTAAGTAAAGAAAAGATGTATCAGGCATATAAGAGATTACTTAGAAAGAAGAAGAAATGACCCACTTAGAAATAATCACAGAAGCCTATGACAAGTGTGGTATCCTTTACGTGGTGCGAGAGGGAGAGAACGAAGACCACGAACTGAAAGAAGGAACCCCACCTCAATGGCAATATCTCTTCCTCTGCAATAGATATACAAAGAAAATGATGGAAATAGAAGATATGAAGGAATTGCTTTTAAAGGAAATCTTTTTTGAATTTAAAGACGGAAGTCTTGTTGATTATTAAAGTTTTCTGTTTCTAATCTTTAGGAGTTTTGTATGAAGTTCTTTCTGGCAACGACGCTGGCGACCCTGGTTCCTTTCGGTCTAGTTCTAGCTGGTCATCCAGGTGGACATTCAAGCGGTGGACACGGGCACCCTGGAGGCGGTCATCCAGGACACGGACATCCTGGTCACCAACACCCCGGACATCACCCTAGTCATAATCCCGGACACCATCATCCTGGGCACCATCCAGGCAGCCATCCTGGTCATCACAATCATAACGGCATACGGATGAACAATGGGCACTACAAGTTCCGTGCTGCGAACTTCCGCTATTCGCAACGGAAATATTGTAATGCTCATCACTGCTGGTGCTATTATTGTCCAACCGCTGGATGTGTTGGATGGTATTACTGGTGTGCGAACGAGTCTTGTATGATTCCCCTTGACGATTATGATGCCTACCCTGCGACGACAGAGGATTATGAGGCACCAGGAGAGAGTGAACTGAAATCCCTTCCTGGTAAGTGATATTTCAAACTTAGGAGCACGGATGCTCCTTTCCTTTTAGGAGACTTTCCAATGCACTTCCTCGCCTCTAACCTCTGTCCTTATACAGAAGACCAGATTTGGTATCCCTGTATAAAGTATGAAGAAACTCCTGTCAATCCTCCAGTAATAGAAAAGACTAGAGAAGAATGTACGCAAGGGGATTATGAACAGCTCACCCTCCAGTACTTAGATGAGAATGGAGGCATAGCCGATTCCATCGCTATGCGTGAATGGATAAAGAGTGACGGACACCTCTTCCGCCTCTCACGTTTGCAGAACGCCCAGAATGAACTTAGAAGGATGGGGGTGATTATCGGTGGTTGGAAAGACGGACGATGGAAATGGTGGAGAATAGGAGAAAGAGAATGACTCTCGGAGACTTTGATGCGGCGATGCAGATGGCAGCGGATATTCGAAGGCACGCTAACGCGATGCTCGCCATCGCAGACCGATTAGTAGGAGAAACAATTCGTGCTGCTGGTATCACTCACGTAGATAGAGAAGCAGGGTTTCCGTGCTGGACGTATGAAGGAGCCAATTGTTACTATAACTACTACAACATTCCAAGAGAGGCACTCGCGGCAAAGAATAAAGCAGGAGACGAAGAATGAAAAAGATTATCGTGTGTGGCAGCAGAGACTACAAGAACAAAGCCCTATTAGAAGAGATGTTGGAGAAAATAGTCACTCCACATCTCAACTTTGAGTTGATTACGGGTGACTGCCCCACGGGTGCGGATAAAATGGCGTGGGATTGGTTCTGCTCTAAAAGTTGGGACGACTGGATAGATAGTGACGTTATAGTTGAGAGTAGAGTGGTGGCATTCAAAAAGTTCCCCGCCAATTGGAAGAAATACGGAAGAGCCGCTGGGCCTCGTCGTAACGCAGAAATGGCTGACTATGTACTAGGTGAAGAGGGAGCAGGTGAAGAGGCTCTTTGCATTGCCTTCTGGGATGGTAAATCTAAGGGCACCAAAGATATGATTGACAAAGCAAGGAGACACGGGATAAAGGTATGTGATTACATAACCTCATGAAACACACCATCTCCATCATTGTCGACGAAAAGCCAATCAAAGGCAAACCTGACAACTACTCTGCCAAGGTCAATGTAAGATTGAACGATGCCCCAGACAGAACCTTGGATTGTGCCGCTGCTTGTCTCCTCGCCCTCGCCGCAAGGAATAGTGAGGATGGCTTTGAAAAAGGATTGGAAGATATAATGGCAGCGGCTATCGGTTACGCTAAGAAGATAAAGAACGTTGATTCAAGTGATTAAGGAGAAGGAATGATTGATAATCCAGGCAACCTTACGGAACTTTACAGAATCTATCGCCCGAAGAAATTTAAGGATGTGATTGGGCAGGACGAGGCTGTTGCTTTACTTCAGCAACAAGTATCGCAGAATAAGATTCCACACTGCGTGATTTTTACAGGACCGACAGGTGTGGGGAAAACCACCTTAGCTAAGATACTTGCGACTAAAATCGGTTGTATGGACCAAGATAGAACAGAACTTAATGCTGCTTCATCCCGTGGCATTGATACTATTAGGGAGATTAGTCAACGACTCCACTTGGCTCCGTTAGGCAAGAGTAGAGTTTGGATACTTGATGAGTGCCAGCAATTCACTAACGATGCTCAGTCCGCCCTTTTAACTATTCTAGAAAATGCCCCATCTCATGCTTATTTCTTCTTCTGTACTACAGATGCTGTTAAGCTCAAAGGTACTGTAAAGAATCGTTGTACTATTGTTCATCTAAAGCCATTGACAGAGGAACACATAACCACGATTTTGAAGAGTGTAGCAATACAGGAGAACACCACATTAAGTGATGAATTAATCGGTAAAATCCTCCAACACGGAGACGGAAGTGCTAGGGATGCCTTGGGGTTGCTCCAAAAGGCTCTTAATTTCGTAGTAGAAGAAGACCGCTTAAAGGCAGTAATTAGAGAGGATGCTCAAGCATACGCCAAAGACCTAGCGAACATATTGGTATGGGGGAAAGAACCCTGGGAAAAGGTTGTGGAGGTATTAAAAAGACTTCATTCTGAATCTGCAGAAGATGTCAGAAGGTATATTTTAGGGTGTGCTCTAAAAAAACTTTATGATGGAGGCAATCAGGCCATCCAAGGTTATAATCTGGTTTGCCTTTTTGACGGGTCACCATTCCCGGATGGTAAAGCCGGACACGCAGTCCTTGCTAGTAGATGTTGGGAATATTCCAAAAAGACCAAGAAATAGGAGACGGAAACGGTGAAGAGTTATGTTTCTTCGTAAAGCCTTTTCTGTCTCCGTTCTATTCTTTGCAGCGACGTTCTCTGCTGCTCAAAGTCAACCAATCACAGTCCCCAAGGTTCCTCAAGGACCTCCGCAGAGTGTTGTTGTCATCTCTTCTCAGAAAGGTGACGTGACACTTTGCCAAGTTCAAATCTCCAGAGAATGCTGGGTTGAAAATAAGACAGGAAGCCAATGTGTTTGGTGCTCTGCAGAATGTTTGGCACGGAAGCACGGAATTGAATCCTGTTACGATTTAACAGCCAGATACAAGGGGGTTGCTTCCCCAGGTGATTTGGACAGAGTGTTACAAGAACGCGGCTTAGTAAGAGGGAGACATTATTATCATTCCCCGATGGGGGCACCCAGAGACAGAAGTTTCTTAGTCAATTCCTGTGCTAACGGGTGGGGATGTGCAGTTGGCGTAGGTCATGGAAACGTCTGCCATGTCCTCAACGTTATTCATTACAAGGACGGAGTTGTGAAAGTTATTGACAATTCTAATCTTAGTAGAGGAGTCCAATCTTGGAAGGAAGACGAATTTTTGAATCGGTGGAATGGTTGGGCTTATACTCTGGTCCCACCAACTAAGAAATGGTTTTGACTGGCAGATAGCGATAATAGGGTAGGCTTGCTCACCTTGTTCATGTCAAGGGAGCCTACCCTGTTTTATTGGGGAGTAAAAGATGGAATCCTGGAGAAGGGCTTGGCGAAATGGCTTCGTCCCTCAACTCTCTATCCCTGCTCTCCAAGCCTTGCGAAAGGCACTGATAACGAATGACAAGAGGTTGATTCAAGGGTCTACGACTTCCCCGCCTCCTCTACAATCTGTCCGAGATTGGCTAGTAGAAGGTGCCTGTGCCATCGGTTTCTGCGGATGGATTGGCGAGGAGAAGGAGTCCGTAGGAGAGGTGGAGAAATTCTTCGCTCAACGATGCTTTGAATGTGATAATAATCTAGGAGAACCCGCAGGGTGCCGATGGTTCCTCAATTGGTTTGATGAAACACCAAGGAGCGAAGTAAGAAATGAACTCCTGCCAGAAGTGAAACTGGCTATTGAAACAAAACAACCGAAAACTAATCTACCCAGAGGAGGATACTTTTAATGGAGCTCTTCGACCTCGACCCCAATCGCCTCGACACCTCCTGGCTCAATCACCCCCGTGAATACCATCAACAAGCAGAACGCCTCGCAGATGCAGAAGATACTTTCGCTCGTGCCAAGGCAGCGAGGGACGTCGTAAAGGCAGAACTTGACACTGCCATCCGTAAAGACTGCACTTCTTTTGGTTTGCCGAAAGTAACGGATGAGGGAGTGAAGAATACGATAATAGTACAAGCAAGGATGCAAGTAGCAGAACTTGCTGTCCTTGATGCTAAGAACAAAATGGCTCACATCGCTGCTATCGTAGATGCCTTGGAGCATAAGAAAGAGGCGATGGTGAATCTGGTAAAATTAGAGTCGAGAGACTACTTTAATCACGGCTCTCCCTCTACTTCTTTCGGTGTAAGTAAAGAACACGGAATAACACAAACGCATCGTGCCTCGGCTAGAGAAGTGGAAGAGGCATTCAGATCAAAGCGGAAGAGCCTTGGTGAAGGAGAAAGGGGCGAGGAATGATACTAGCCAAGGAAATTATCCTCGTAATTAGACCGCATGAACCTAACTTTGATATAGCCTGTCTAAACGCTTATCATATGGCTGTGCAGATGTTTGGTGGTGATGATTTCGGATATATGAGGAACGTACCAAATTGGAACCGCTTCTGCTCCTCTATCGTAGTGGATTTTGTCTCTTATCAGCACATTAGGGGAATGGGAAGAGAGGAATTCCACTATACGTTTGAGGCTAGAGCAGAGAAGCAGGAGGAATAGAAATGAGCGTGGAGACGCTACTTTGCACAGCGATAATATTGTTAGTGGTTCTACCAGTTTCTTCCTATCTCGTCTTTAAGATGTCCACCTACGGCATCCTTAAAGCCCAGTGGCGATTTAAACAAGAACACAAAAACACTCTTTCCTGGAGAAATGAATATGAATAACCGAGAACAGCAAGCACAACAAGAACGTCGCCAATCCGCCAAAGCGTGGGCGGAACAAGCCTCCACAGGTGGCTGGACCCCCACCTCCGTCAAGTTCCCCAAAGACTGGAAGAAGTTGAAGTGGGAAAATGACCTCCTCACTTTTGACATCATTCCCTTCGTCGCAGGTTGGGGAAACAAAGACGCAGACGAGGGTTTCCTCGTCTGGGCACGACGATACGGACAACACCGTTTCCCTCGACCCGATGGAGAGGACGCCACCTACATTTGCCTCTGGGAAACCTTTGGAAAGCCTTGTTACGTCTGCAAGCGTTGCAACGATAAGACGATGGGTGAGCAGATGAAGATTGACAGGCAAACCAAACCCCGCCTCCTCCTCATCGTCAACGACGAACTGGATAGAAACCTTACTGGTCCATTCAAAATCCTTGACGAGGCATTCTTTAATAGAAAACTTGGATTTGGACAGAAATTGGTTTCCACTATCCAGCGGTATCGCGGAACAGAGGACTTCTTTGACTTGGAGAACGGACTACAGCTTCAAGTCTCAGTGGCAGGACAGAAGTTCCACCAAGTAGATGCAATTGACTTCTATCCTCGTCAATACAAGTACGATGTGAATCTGTATAAGAGTATGCCGTGCTTAGATGACTGCATCATTGTTCCTCGTCCTAGTGGTTTGACAAAACCATTGAAGGAGTTTACGGATGCGGATTGGCACGCTGTGAACAAGGAGTTGGAGAGAATCTATAATGGGGGTTCCGTAGAGGGAGCCGAAGAGACCACTTCAAGCACTTCAGTATCTCCGCCAGCAAATCCTACCTCGTCAGTTCCGGACGCACCGAAGGTGCCGGGGGTATCTTCATCCCCACCTCTGGCACCTCCACCTCCCTCACCTCCTAAACAGAAGACCGCGAATGACTTGGGATTGAAAGTGATGGATTCGGTTGAGTATAACGGAGGTCCGTGCTCCATCATTCGCATCTCTGCGGATGGTTTGTTCCTTATGCTAGAAGATGCGAAGGAGGATTTGCATCAAAAGGTTCCAGTTGAGAAGGTAGTAAAGAAGGAAAAGAAGACTCCTGCTCCCGCCAAAGTGGATACAAGTGAATCTCCTGATGACGACGACATTCCGTTCTAAGGGGGATGAGATGGCGAGGAATTCTTTGTTCTTTCTATTAGGTGGAGTTTTGGCTTCCTGTTGGTGGGCAGCGGCTTTCTATGGTCGAGAAACGAATGGTGGATTATGGGCTTTGTCTGCCCTTCTTACTTTCTTACTCGTTGTAGGATATTTGTATTTGGTAGCTAGTGATTGGAATAAATGAAATATCTGGTCGGCTCGTTGTCGTTCCAGGTTAGCTGGCTAGCGGCTGGAACTTGCTAGTCAGTTCGACCCGAAGCTCAATGGTTGAGCAGGAATCTCATACGTTCTTGGTTGTGAGTTCGAATCTCACCGGGTCGATTGATTTTTCTATCTCTTAGGAGACTCTAATGCCTCACTTTAAAGATGAACTCCGCCTCAGAAAAGTAGAAAACACGGAAGGTAAGACTATCGCCAAAGTTCACCTCAACTCTTGGGGTGGTAAACTCCTCTTCCGTTTCACGGATGGGACTTTCATCGCTTTCTTAGCAGAAGGAGGGGACTGCGATGAAGAGCCGAGTATTAGTTTAGACAGATACGTTTATAAGTATGATTTGCGTGGCGTGGGTGTTATAACCGATGAAGAATATAAGGAAATTTATGAAGCAGAGAAAAGAGAACAGCAAGAGGAGAGACGTAAACGATATGAAGAATTGAAGAAAGAATTTGAAGGAGGTCAAAATGTCTAATCACACCTTCACCGCGTCACTGGGGAGAGGGAAAGCCACCCATCATATCATCCACTATCTTCGTGGCTATCGCAAAGGTAAGCGTCTTTCCAGAGATAAAGTAAGTGAACGGATGGGTTGCTGTCTAAATACCTTGAAAAGGATTGAGCAACGACCAGACAGGAAGATTGGCTACAAAGCCCTCTACGGGTATGCGAAAGCAGTTGGATTGAATCTTGTTATCAAGAACAGAAAGTGATAGTGATATGGAAGAACCACCAGTAGAAAGCCTTTCCAACCCCAAAGATTCCGTTGAGGAGGAAATTAGTATCCTCCTCAAGAAGCCTACTCGTGGTGCGAATGAACCCCGATGGGAGGACGGACTTTCTACTGGTTTTGAATGTCTTAACTTAGCCTGTTCAGGCAGAATAGATGTAGGATTTCTTCAGGATTTTTATTATGTATGGACAGGGGAGTCAGGCTCTGGCAAATCTTTCATCACAATGGCTGCTCTAGCCGAAGCTTCCATCAACCCCAAGTATAATGACCATCAACTTATCCTAGATGCCCCTGAGCGGGGCATCTTAATGAACATCCAAAAATTCTATGGAAAGAAACTGGCGAAGAGATTAGCACCACCTTCTGGGACGAGGGAGAACCCAGAATACTCCTACACTTTGGAAGGATTCTATCACAACTTCTTCACTGCTATCTCTAAAGGTCCGTGCGTTTACCTCTTAGATAGTATGGACCCTCTCCCCACAGAAACAGAGTACAGAGAATTCCTTAAGAAGGGAAAGAAACTAGATAAAGTGAAATATGGAGATTTGCCAGCAGAGGAGAGTGGAAGTTATGGAACTGACAGAGCCCGTGTCAACTCCAAAAATCTCCGAATCGTCTACAATACCCTCCACAACAGCAAATCTATCCTCATCGTCATCTTTCAAGGAAGAGAAGACATAGGCAGTCGTTCCCTCACCAAACAGATGACTAGAGGAGGAGGAACGGCTCCTACCTTCTATGCGGGTTTGGAATTATTCTCAGAACAAGCAGGTAAGATAACAACGAAGTACAAAGAAAAAGCAGTAGAGCAGGGCGTCCGGTGTAAAGTGAGAGTGAAGAAGGGACGCATCACAGGCAAGGACAGAACTGTCCGTATTCCTATCTATCATTCTGCTGGAATTGATAACATCGGTGGTATGTGTGATTTTCTCACAGAATGGAAGCACTGGGGGAAGAGTGGGGAAGAATGGGAGATGAGTGGAAAGGTAGATGCCACGGATTTTGGTGTCAACATAGGCAGAGAAAAACTCATCAAACACATCTACGAAAAGAATTTGGAAGATAAGTTGAGGGAGATAGTGCAGATGGTTTGGAACCAGATAGAAGAGAAGGTTTCCGTGGTGAGAAAGTGCCCTTACGACTAGAGGTGACCCTATGCGAGTCCTATGTGAGTGAAAAATGACTGAACATCCTGACTTATATGTTGATGGCGGAGTTATTGGAAAGAACCCCTCTGCCTACGGAGGCACCTTCGCCTGGTGCCTCGTTCAAAACAATCAAGTCAAAACCAGTGGCTCTGGTATCATCCTACCTGCCGAGTTTGAAGGATTCCAAAAGATTACAAATAACGTTTCGGAAATTTATGCAGCCTTAGAAGGGCTCCAAGCCGTAGGGATAGAATGGGAGGGAACCCTGTGGACGGATAGTTTAGTCACCTTGCGGCGGTTGTTGGGTAGCCAAAGTTTTAAGGGAGTGCCCACCTCGTTGCGTACAATGTGCCTAGAACTGCGTCGGGCACGTAAATGGACTGCCAGGCTGTTGGCTGGTCACCCTAGCCGTAAAATGCTGTCTAGCGGCTTCAATGACAAGGGCGTCCCGGTTAGTTGTTGGAACGTTTGGTGTGACAAAGAGTGCCAGAGGCTATCAAGGCAATATTTAGAGAGGAGAATTAAATGAATTGGACAAAAGAGAAGCCAGATAAAGAAGGCTGGTACTGGGTTCGGTATTACGACAAGTATCTTCGTCCTGGAGGGGCCGGTTTTAGAATTATCATCGTCTCGTTATCTCATTACTGCAATACATTGAATGTTCTGTTTGCTGGAAGTGATGTTGACGGCGGTTTGGAAGATTTAGACAAGGATGGACACATAGCAGATTGGTTCGGTCCGTTAGAAGTGCCTGAATTCAAGGAGTAGATGAAGATGAGTGACCTCCGTATCCCTGGTTTTGAAGTTCCCTTCTGGGTGCTTCTTACTCCAGGTATCGTCATCGGTGTCTTTTTATATTCTTGCATCGCAGCTTTGGTGGCAGGTCTCCTTGCTAGATGGACAAACTGGTGTGATGGTGATTGCCTATTTACTGGAATCTTCTGGGTCATTTCACTGCCAATTATCCTACTGATCAAAGTCGTTTTCTTCGTTCCTTCACGCATATTCAATTGGATTAGAAAGTAAATCTAATGGGTTCCCTCAAAGGCGGCGAATATGAACGGGAATTGAGCAGGACTTTGAGTCTTTGGTGGTCTACGGACAATCCCCTCTGCCCAGAACCCGATGACCTTATCTTCTGGCGTTCTACTCAAAGTGGCGGTCGTGCAACTACTCGTGCCAAGAAGGGACAGAAAGCAGACCTCCATTGTGCCGACCTCTGTGCTATCAATCCCATAGGTGAACCTCTCCTCAAAGTTCTTTTAATAGAATGTAAAAGAGGTTATCCAAAAGCCACTCTTAATCTTTTGATGGATAAACCAGACACTAAGAAAACTATAGATATAGATAGTTATGAGCAGTGGTTTGCGAAAGCGGAGATTGACCGCCAGCGAAGTGGAGCACTCTATTGGGCGATAATACATCGCAGGGACGGGCGACAGGCTTTGTTGATAACCCAGGAGAAATTCCTCTTATCCTTACCGACGAAAACTCTTCTCTCCTTGGG